AAAGGTACTCCTTTTTTGTGAGCTATGCATCACTATTAGTAGGTATAATGCGAATGCTTGTGCATTTTTAAGTATAAAGTAGTCAATAAATGAAAAAATGATAAGTACTCTTTTTATTTTAGTTTTATAAAAAAATAAAGCTAATTGGTGACAATAAACCAATTAGCTTCTAAAGGTAGCGGAACCGGGAATCGAACCCGAGTTTCAGCCGTGAGAGGGCCGCGTCCTAGGCCACTAGACGATACCGCCATCAGTTGCTCTTAACTCTTTTTCTAAGACGCTGCAAAGTTAAAAGTTTGTTTTTAATCTGCAAAATAAAAAATGATTTTTTTAGTGCTGTTACTATAAAATAGGAATTTAATGGTCAGTCCGAAAAAACTGTGGGTATGTTATGTTAATACGCGAAAGTAAGCTATCAGTGCGGTTGGATTAAAAAAAACAACCCAATGCGATTCTGATCGCAATCTACATAAGTTACCACTGGTTATCTTCCCTGAAGTTTTAATGAAGTATTTTGAGTCGTCTTTTTAGGGCTTCCGAAAGCCTTGATCTCAAATCATTGAAAAATAAAAGCGGGTCATAAACTACTTTTATGACCCGCTTGCGGAAGCTGGGGGATTCGAACCCCCGGTACGGTTACCCGTACGTCAGTTTAGCAAACTGGTGGTTTCAGCCACTCACCCAAACTTCCTTCTTTTCAGAAGCGTTATCTCTCAAACGCGGTGCAAAGATAAGGGGATAAATTGAATTATGCAAACATTTTGCTCTTTTTTTAGATATATTTTTTTGATGGAAGTAATAAGATGCTGATAGTGAAGTGCTAATGGATGGAATTAATTTTTCTCCCAAAAATCCAAACATTCTTTAGCCACCTTATTGGGCAATGGTATTTTTTGATATATTCAATGCTGTCGGCGGATAATTGAGAAATTTGGGTTAGCTAATAAACTATCTAGTTTATTATAAATGTCATTTTCTTCAGGGTATACGTTGATGATAGGATGAAGTCTGTCTTTGCCTAATAAGTTGTAATGTTCCTCTTCTGCACCTCCTACAACTATAATTCCTTTGCTCATGGCATATAATGCATTTTAATCCCAGGGGATAAGAATAAAGTTGATCTAACATTATATCGCACCCGTCCATAAAATATTCACATTCGTCATACGGGGTGAAAACGGTTTGTTGTTTGATTTCGCATGCAGATGGATGTCTGTAATATAATTTATAGAGGGAGCTATAAAGCCTCAACATCTCCAGTGGAGTCGCGGGGGTGGAAAGCCCACCCTTCTCTACTTCTACCACAGAGGACGTAAGTTGCTGAAAAACAAAAGGATTAGAAATTTTCATTCTAATCCTTTCTTGCTTTTGGAGGTTCCTGGCGGATTTTGTTAAAGCTTGAGCCTCAATTTATATAACATTGCTTTGTTCTACTTTTGTTCGATTGAGATACTTTATTGGCTTTCTATTTAACCAAATTGTCATCCTCTTTTTGAGAGAGCAGAATCTGAATAGTTCTTTCTTTCTCTTCTAAAATTTTTTTTAGATATATATTTTCCTGGTATAAACTCATGGTTTCATTTTCATCTTGCACTGTTTCTTCCTTTTGGGGAGTATCCCACTTTACATCCCTATCAAAAAAGTAATCAATCGGAAGTTGAAAAAAGTCAGCTATTTTTTCTAGATTGCCCGCTCGGACATTGCTTCCTTTAATTATACTATCTAATCCTACAGGAGTTATATCAAGGTAATCATATAAATCCTTTTTCTTTTTTCTCCTTTCAATTAGTAAATCGGTGATTCTTTGACCTTTAAACATATTGTTATTTATATTGATTCTAAATATATAATATATACATTAAATAGTTTAATATATTCTTTGTATTATGCAATAAATACCTTAAGTTTGCGATATAAATTTAAAACTAAAAATTAGATTAACAATGGAAAAAGAAGGAAAAATAAAAAAAATGGGGCCTAGGGACCAATTTGGTTTATTATCCAAGGATGACAAAGTTAAGTTTCGCGATGAATATCTTCTGATGACAGGTATGCCTTATCCAACCTTTTATCAGAAATTGCAAAATGATGGTTTTCGCCCATTAGAATTGCGGGCTTTTAATGACATGATTCAATATTACATTTCAAATCATAATAACTAAAGCATTACAGATAATATCCCAAATCCCTTCTGTCAAACATAGAAGAGATTATATAAATCATTTCCGGCAGTCGAAGCCCTTGGAAGGAATTTTCTTTACGGACTTTATGCAGGATATTGTTGAAAGGAGATTACGGCGAAAGTCGGAGCACTATCCAGCTGTTTATGATGCGATAATAGGTCATATCAACAGATTTTCTCAATTATATGATTGTGACATATACACTAATTCTGTCACAGAAGAGTTCCTTGACGATTTTATCATTTATCTCCAAAATGAGGGTCTAAGACATAATACTATTGTAGGGTATGTACAAAAAATACAATCTATGGTTCGTAAAGCCTCACAATATAATTATGCAGTGGATACCACATACGATGAAATAAATATGCATGAAGAGGAATCACATGCTGTTTTTTTAAGTATGAATGAGATTGCTCGTATATACTATTATAAATTTATCCATCAGGATAAACGTAGGGTGCGTGAACGTATCAGAGATTTGTTTGTAGTGGGATGTCTTACAGCTCTTCGTTATTCTGATTATTCAACTCTGACAAAGGATAATTTTCAGGATGGCTTCATAATAAAGCGCACAAAGAAAACTAATGTGACGGTCAGGGTTCCAATGCATGATTATGTTCGTGAGATTATAGCTAAATATGATGGGGATATTCCTAGTGGACTTTGTATACAGTATTTTAATAAATATTTAAAGGTAATAATGAAGGAGATAGGGCTAACAGATAAGATTACGTATTCCTATACTGTAGGGGGATTTTTAAAAACCGTAACAAAGGAAAAGTGGGAATTGATAAGCAGTCATACGGCAAGAAGGAGTGCAGCTACAAATTTATATATGACAGGGAGAATGAAAACATTGGAGATTATGAAACTTACTGGTCATCGTAGTGAGCAAAACTTTTTTCGGTATATCCGGCTCACTCAGGATGATACAGCAAGGTCGATCAGCGGAGATAATTTTTGGAAAAAATAAGTTTTAAAGATAGAAGAGTACAGTTTAGGTAAGCCGCCTTAATCTGCGAAGACGGAAACGGCGAATTTGGGTAATTGGTCTAATGGTAAGATGGACGATTATGTTTGTAGGATAAAGGTTCGAATCCTTTATTACCCACTATTAGTATAGAATAATCAAAATGAGATAAAAATGATTAGAGCAAGATTTTTTGTAGAAAAGAAAAAATGTGATGGAGATTATCGTCCATTAATATGGCCCATTCAATACCCATACTGGTGTACAGGTGAGAATGACAGATTTTTTATTTTAGTCGCTTATGTTAATGACATAGATGAACTGATGAACTTATGGCCAGAAGCATCTGATGTTTACATTGAAGAAGTGGATAAGATATTCTTCTCTGATAGGTTTCCGAAGCCTGATTGGTACAAAGAGGATTAATTCAAATTTGAATAGATATGAATATAGACACAGAGTTTAATGTAGGTGATAGTGTATGTTACCTAAGTGGTGACAAAATATATCATACCACCGTTGGCAAAATAACTATTGAAATATCCTATGAGGATCATAGCTTTTTGATGGTTTACAAACTATCTGACGGTGTAAGTGTATCAAGAAATAATTATCCACAATGGGATAAAAGGCTTTTTAGAGACAAAAAGAGTTTAATAAAATATTTATCAGAATCATAACAAAGTAAAAATGAACAAAGAAGAATTTCAGACAAAGAAAAATGATATTGATTCAAAAATAAGGGAATTGAAAAATCAGAAAATTCAGTTGGAAAAGGAATACATTGAATCCAACCAAGTATTTCCTATTGGAAGCAAAGTCTGTATAACGGTCATGGCTCATGAAAGGATATTGGTTCCCGAAGCGAAGAAGTTAGCCTATATCGCAGATTATGAAATTGATGATAACGGAGAGGTTGTCCCCTCTTTAAGACAGTTGGATTACAATGGGGGCATGTCAGCAATACCTTTATATGTTAATTTTAAGAAGACTATAATTGAATTAGTGTAAATCAAATTAAAAATGAATGGAATCCACCTGTGTGAAAGATGTAAATATTGCACGCATTCACCCAATTTATTTCAGCCATATTATTGGTGTTCGTGGTTTGGGAAAGAAGTAAAAACACCGATTAACAGATGTGATAAAATAACCCTCAAAAGATATAATTATGAATGAAGTTAGAAAGCTATATAACAATGATGGATGCGTTCTTAAAGAAGCGTCTAGCAATGACTATGAATCATGGAGTTCAGCAAGAACACTTGGTCCTACGGAAAGAAGGGAAGAATACAGAAACCTATGTTATAATTTTGAATATGAGTGGGGAACTAATATCCCTCACTGTGCAAAGAAAGGTGTATGTGATGAGGATTGTGAATACATGAAAAATTTTAAAGGATAAGATATGAAACAGACAGTAGAAGAAGCGGCAATAAGCTCACAATGCGAAATGGGCTGTAAAGATTGCCCTAATCATGCACAGGCATATGATGGATATTATAGTAGCAGAAATGTTAAATGTCCTTTTATATTAGGTGCCGAATGGCAGTCGAAGCAATCTCCTTGGATAAGTGTTAAGGAGCGGTTGCCGGAGCCTAACAAGGAAGTTCTTCTTTATGATAATAACCCCATCCGGCATTATGTCATAGGATGGCTGCGGAAAGATAAAGGATATAACAAAGGCATGTGGGCACTCTCCAATGGTTGGATTGAAGATAAGGATATAACCCACTGGATGCCGATTGATAAACCAATAACCGAGTAATTATGAATGAAGTAAACTTTAATGGAATGTTCGGACAGCAAGGTTGGATTTGTCCGAAGTGTGGAAGGGTATATTCACCTTTTACACGAATGTGTTTGTATTGCGGAAATAACAATTCCGAAAATACATTTACATCTGCAAATACACCTACAATAACTTTCGATGATATACTCGAAGCCAACAGGGATGTGCTGGAACGGATTAAAGAAAAAGGAGACTGAAAATGAATGAAAGGAAAGTTCTTTTGTTTAAAAAGACATGTTATGATGTCGGTACACGTTTTTCTTTTATTGTAAATGGTAAGATTGTTGAGACGGTTATAAGTGACGTAATGATTGATTATCATAAAAACATCAATTATGAAAAGCATTCTGTAAGGTATCATTTTTGCACTATGGATAAACATACATTCGATGAGTTTTCGGAAAGAGAATTAGAAGATATGATACATAGAGGGATTGTTTTATATATTGAGTAAGGCATTAATAAACAAATGAACACCATTATAAAGTATTCGGTGATTCTTTCATGATAGCCGATATCGCCCCGAACAAAATGTGTGTAAAGATGTACATTAATGCCCGTTATAATACCTACGAGGAAGCACTGGAAGCTGGAATACAAGAAGCATTAAGATTGATATAGAAAGGAACTAATATGGGAAAGAATATCAAAGGTCTTGCTGGTTCAACCATCTTCACTCAAAAGATGGTTGAACAAATGAATGGCATAAACAAAAACAATAAAGGGAAAGCATCCCCAATTTATATACCAACTAAAAAACGGAAGTAATGGAAGCTAAATTTAGGATTGGAGAAAAAGTAAAAATAGCCAATCATCCAGATAAATCTAAGATTGGCAAAGAGGTTGAGATAATTAACCTCCATCATTCTAATTTTAATCTACAAAAGGGATATGTGGATGAATGGTTATACAATGTATGGGATGGTGCGAAATCTTTAGGATGGGCACCTGAGTGCGACTTGGTAATTAATAAACCTTCATAACAGGAAAGAAATGAGTGAAACAAAAATAATATTAGATGCCTGTTGTGGCAGTAGGATGTTTTGGTTTGACAAACATAATCCTTTTGCCTTGTTCGTTGATAAGAGATCGGAGATAGTAACAGCCAAGGATAGAGATAAGATCAGAACCATAGAGGTAAAACCGGATATAATAGCCGATTTCACCAACTTGCCGTTTGAGGACAATTCTTTCTACATGGTGGTGTTCGACCCACCGCACCTGAAAACACTTGGTGAAACCTCATGGATGGCTAAAAAGTACGGAAAACTGCCGAAAGACTGGCAGTCACTCATACACGATGGATTTACTGAGTGTATGCGCGTCTTGAAGCCTTACGGCACTCTTGTATTCAAATGGAACGAGAGTGAAATAAAAACAGTGGATGTATTGTCTGTTATCCCTTTTAAACCTCTATTTGGGCATACCACTGGAAGACAGAGCAAGACAATATGGATGTGTTTTATGAAACTGCCAATTAATTCATAACCAAGAAGAAAGGAATAAAATGGAAAATGAAGAATATTTCTGTGCTGATTGCGCAAAACAACTAGAATGTTGGGGACCTGACATCAAATTAGATGACCCTGATTTATATATCCCTATAAACTGCATAGATTATCAAAATATGGATGAGCTTTTTAATTCATAAAAAAAATTGAGGATTGCAGACCTAGTGGAAGTGATTTACCATTTTAATGAAATGTGATATGAAGATAATAGCAAAACGAGGTTCAGAGCTTGAGAAGCTACTGAAACAAATGAATGAACGGCTTATGCGTGAACAAAACGAAGCTAAAGATATGATTCAAGAATATTGTGGTTCAAGACCGGATAGCCTCGGATATGGATGGGCATTTGGAATAACCGCTGAGTGGCTTTATACTCTTATTGGATTTGATGATAAGGAGTTTGTTCCTAAGAAACTGATTCCGAATAATGATGATAAGAAGCATCCGTGTTGGAAAATCGATAAACGAAAGAAAGAATGTCGTGAATTTATTGATAAATGGCGTAGGAAGTTTCGAGGTATAAATGGTAGCCCACTTAATAAATTTGGGATTCCAGTGATGCACGAAGAAACAGGACGCTACTTCCATTGGCTCCCGCTTGAAAAAGATGGTATCTATTACGTTTCAGTAAGTTCTTCTCTTCTTGATTGTATGCCATCAGCAAAAAGTGAGCAGTTTGAGATAGAGGTTTAACGTATAAGGAACAATTATGAAAACAATATTATTTACAATTATATGTGTTATTTCCCTATTATGGGTCGGAGATCTCACAATTACATTTAAGCCGTTTTCTATTTCACTACCCGGTTGGCATAAGCCTGTAGGTATTCTTCTGTTTTGTCTGTCAGTGGCGGTATATACCATCGGAGAATATGCTAAAGGCTATAAACAGGGTTTCGATAATGGAGTAAAGGAATGTATTGAAATACTGAACAAAAATGATAAGGCTTAGAAGATATAAACAACAAGATACATGGTTGTCTCACTTATGTTTGGATGCTCCAATAGGAGAGGCGTTATGTGTAGGATCGGGTTATTGTAAGAGATCATGTCCTCATTTCAAAGGAACAATAAATATTCTTGGATTAAGATTTGTAAAATGTAGAAAATAGTACACATGAATATTATAGTTAGTTATGTATTCACTTTTCTATGTGGGTGCATTTTTACGATACTTGGAATTATTTATTTGGCAAGCAAAGGACCTAAATAATAAATTAATATGTTGAAACTAAATGACATAGAATTTTATAACACTCCTTATGGAGGTGTTATGGTATCTGTTGAAGGGCAGGAGGCTTTTATTTTATTGCCTACCCACTATGACTTGATATCCATTTTGCATGATTATATTATGCAAAACTATCATGGAGCCTATCTGGCATTATCTTCCCTATATAAAGGGAGTGCTCAGAATCCTTCTTACTATCGTTATCGGATTGTGAGTCGTTTTGCCCGATGTAATTTTGGAGAATACGAAACCAATGTGGTTGATATAAGTAAACACACGTTCCATTTTGAGCAGGTTCATTGCCCGTTACGTGGCGCTGGTGATTGTCAATTGGAAAATGTTGTCTGTAATCCTCAGTATACTTTGCCTTTGACAAAACAGCAGATTAATATCTTCCGTATGTATGCGGATGGACTTAATACCGAACAGATTGCCAAAAAGCTTTCTCTTTCGACTAATACGATTGACCGTCACCGTTCTGATATACAATCTAAGCTTGATCTTCATTCCATTACGGAGATGATACTATTCTGGATTAACAATAATTTAAAATAACAACTATGTATTATTCAAACACTTTTGAAGCTGCAATGATTATATGTGGCTATCACCTTTATCGCCTTTTTTACACAGACCGTGCGCGTTATATACGTAAGGCTGAAGGATTTATTCGTATCCGTAGCAAACGTGTGATTGATGGTAAGATCAAGCGTGTCAAACGTCAGATCCGTGTGCGTTGGGATGCTGCCGGTATCTGTTTTCGTGCCAGTGATAACCAGCGTCTTCCGCAGTATGACCTGCCTCTCAAGTCTGTTCAGAATAAAGGATACGATATAAAATCAGGTCAGTTATGTATGTAGATGTAGATCATTCAGGGCTTTTTTCCATAATGGAACTTACCCCTAACGAATTGTACGTTATCAGCGAGGCAATTGTGTGTTATTCTCGGATACAGGATATATCTGCTGATAGTCAGGAAATATCCCGTAGGATAGCAACAGCAATCAGCCGGGAATATGATACAGGCAAGACAACACGTCCTGTTGAAAAAAACAGTAAATAAATCATCAAAGTATTATGATTTTATCCGATAAATCTCAAGGGGTGGACTTCTCTTCGTTTCGTCTGCCGGATAATTATGGAGAATGGATACTTGATACCATCCATGCCATGGGGTTGAAAGAATATACCGAATACGAAGGTAAGGTGTTTTCCGCACTTGACGGTTTACGTGAAGGAAGATGCTTTGATGTCACCCTAGTCCAGGAAGATATGCGTGAAATATTCATCAGGATATGTTGCTTGTATATCCATGATCATCCGCAGGTAGTTTTTAATGATACATATACCCGAATTTATAAACAAGAAAAATATGAACCAGGGAAGTTGGACCAACGCAGAAAAAAGATTTGTCCGCGATAACGCTGGAAAGCTGACTGTAGAGGAAATGGCCTGTCGCATAGGCCGTACTTCTAGCGCAGTCAAAATGTTTCTGATCAGAAACCGGATATCGGTAGGAACTCAGATTAAGCGGAACATTTTACAGGAAATTTTGAAAATCAAGTTCGTGCACCCGGAGTACTTTAAGCCTACCCGTGCCTTTTATAAGGCGGTAGGTATGTCGCAAATACACTTTTGGGATTTATATTATGGCCGTGTACAAATTACAGAGCCGGAATATGTTGCAATTACCACGCACCTAGAAATTACCCTACAGGAAGCATTCGAGGCGCGGCAATTAAACCTCTTTGAAGGAGAAATAACAGATGAGCAAAATAAGTCAGAATAGCATAGATAAAGTCAAAGCAGCAGTTGATATCGTAGATGTGATATCCTCATTTGTCAGACTGGAGAAAAAAGGACCGGGGTATGTCGGAGTATGTCCGTTTCATAACGATCGTCATCCGTCCATGCGCGTTACTCCATCCCGTCAGATATACAAATGTTTTGTATGCGGAGCAGGAGGGGATGTGTTTGATTTCTTGATAAGACATGAAAACATGTCATTCACAGAAGCTGTATTATGGTGCGCCCGGCGTGCGGGTATACAGGTAGAAGAAACCGAAGTGACCAAAGAGGAGTTGGAAGTACGGAAACATCGTGAAACATTATATATAACTATGGATGCCGCCACCAATTTTTTTCAGTCTCAGCTTTCTTCGGCCGGAGCCTATTTGAAAGAGCGCGGCTACTCTTTGGATAATGGAATTTTGAAAACGTTCCGTATCGGATACGCGCCACAGGGTAACAAGGCTTATTCCCATCTCACTTCATCCGGATATATGACACAAAATCTTGTTGAGGTTAATGTAGTGGCTAAAGGGGATTATGATTATTACGATGTATTCCGTGACCGTATAGTTTTTCCATTTCTAGACATGCAGGGTAGACCGGTGGCATATAGTGGCCGCATAGTAACTCCCAACAATAAGGTAGGGAAATATGTCAATACTACTGACACACCGCTATTTCATAAAGGAAAACACCTTTTCGGACTGTATCAGGCTTATCGTTTCATCAGCCAGGTGGGCTATGTGTATCTGGTGGAAGGGCAGTTCGATGTCATGAGCCTGTACGCAGCAGGTGTGAAAAACGTTGTTGCCGGTTCGGGAACGGCTTTGACAGATGATCAGGTGAAATTGATTTCCCGTTATAGCAACAAAGTCGTACTGGTATACGATGATGATGAAGCGGGTATCAAGGCATCCATGAAAAATTGTGAGACAATGCTTCGTGCAGGGCTTAACATTAATTGTGTACGTCTTCCTCAGGGTAAAGATCCGGATGATCTGGCCAGGGAGAAAAAAGAGCAGACTTTGGCATGGCTGAATAATAATACGGCCAGCTTTGTAACTTATTTCTGTAACATATTTCTTCCGGATAAAATAGAGGACCCGGTAGAGAAAGAAGAAAGATTGGCATCTGTCTGTCGGTTAGTGGCATGTGTGGAATCAGAAACTCTCCGTATGGATTATACCAGGAACCTGGCACGTCGGTTCTCACAAGAATCGGATGTAGTAGACCGTAAGATTCGTCAGATGCGTTCCAATATGCCGGAAGCTCCAACAGTTGAGACACTAAAACCGGGTGTATATGGTCTTGATGTACTCCCGGCTTTAGTGACGGAGCGTACCAGCATTCATGTATCAGCATCTTTTGATGAATTCTTGGAAAATTATGAGACGGTGCCTCAGATATATTTTCATGAAAGTCTGTCTATGGAAGATATTCAGAAGGTACGCCGTGATTGCCAGTTGCTGGATGTGTCCGCTGATGCTCTTGTAATTTCTGCTACAGGGGAGGAGAGTACCACTATGGCAGCTTTGGCCGACTGCTATAGAAATGGAGTCACTAACATTTCCGTACTTGTTCCGGGAAGCGATATCGCGTCTATCAACAAGAAAAAACAGTCAGACGATTATATTGAGGAGGAACAGCCGGATGAGGAATGGATATTCATCAATGCCTATGTCTTTAAGTATAACCAGTTTCTTAATCGCTATAAGCCGGTAGACCGTACACCTTACCTTCAGCGTTGTGCCGATCTGATAGCCTGTACTGAAGAATCCGTTCGTATTGTCAACTTCAGTAAGTTTACAACATGGATGGAGCTGACCAAGACTGATCTAAATACATTGCTGAAACCGTACTTGGCAAAGCGAAAATCAAGGGTTGCTATCAACGCGCAGCGTGATGATCAGGAAGAAGGGTTCTATGATCCCGATATCATTCCTGATTATGTCGAATCGAATCCCGTATATCAAAAGATGCTGGATGATTACCAGTTCTATCCCCGTCTGAACCGTAACGGGGAACCTGTGGCTTATATCTTTACGAATAATAAGCAGGGAGGTACTTTGGTGGGAGATTTTTTTATGGAACCGCTAATTCATATTGTCAGTGACAAGGATGAGGACAATAAACGTATAGTGCGTATCAATCGCCGATATTATAAGAAACCTATTTATCTGGAAGCACCTTCCAAATGCTTTCTTAAAAAATCAACCATTGAGGAAAGACTGATCATGCTGGAAGCTGTCAACTTCAGTAATGGAGAAGAAAAGCATTGGACAAAGATCCGCGAATGGATGTCCCGTAATTTTGTGTCCTGTAAAGAAGTCCGTACTTATGGGAACCAGCAGCCCGACGGATTCAGCCGGGACCAGTCCACTATGTTCTTTGCGTTTGCCAATGGTATATACCATGAGCAGGACGGACAGTATCGTTTTGATCCTGTCAACGAACTGGGTGTGGCAACTCATAACAACGAAAACTGGTATCTGCCGGCTTTCTCCCAATTATATATGAATTCGGACATGAAAGAGAAATATGAAGTAATCAGTAACCTGCTTTATAAGGATATACCTGTTGAGAAACAGTGCACGTTTCAACGATGGGCGGATCTGATGAACCGGGTGTATCAGCTTAATGATAATGGGAAATGGGCTATCATGTTTGCTTTGATGTGCCCGTTCCGAAGTAATATCCATTGCATAGACCGTTTGTTTACAGCTCCATTTTTCATGGGGCCTATGTCTTCCGGAAAGACACAGATTGCAGTCAGCATCCGGTCGCTGTTTATGAATCCGAAGGTTCCATTGACCAATCTTCCTTCTACTACTTACGCAGGTCTGTCTTCCATGCTGGCCATGTTTCGTGACGTTCCTGTTGTTTTAGACGAGTATAACAACAAGGAAATAGAGGATAAGGTGTTTCAGTTTTTGAAAACCGCCGTATATGACGGTGATGGAAGACAGAAGCGGAAAGGAACTACGGGAAAGGAAATAGAGGTTGAGAAGATATATGCTCCCATTATTATTTGCGGTCAGGAAACACCGCAGCGGGATGATAATTCGTTGATGTCCCGTATCATTGTGTGCGAGGTGCCAAAACCTGCCAAGGAACGTACTCAGGAAGAGGTGAACTTGTTCAATGAATTGAAAGATATAGAGGAACGTGGTTTGTGCAATGTGCTGCTGGAGATACTGAAGCTTCGTCCTTTGGTAATGGACAATATCCGCAGGCTTAAAACTGAATGTTACAAGGAGCTGAAATCGCAGATGCTGGCTCATGGTGAGATAGACCGTCTGATGAAGACAGCCTCTCTGTTTCTTGCCATGTGCCGTTTGGTGGAAGAATATACGGATCTGAAACTGCCATTTACATACAAGGAGTTTTTCAAAATAGCTTGCGACAAAATTCAGTTCCAGGTGGATCTGATTTCACGTACAGACAAGCTGGCTACATTCTTCAAGGCCATGGATGTTATGATAGATACCAAGGCATTGGTTCCGGGCCGTGACTTTGATTTCGATTATCCTCCTAAGCTTACTCTGATCGGACCGGGGAAATCATCTGTTTCTTATCCTGTGCCTGACGGAACGTGTGTCATGTATATCCGACTATCTGTGATTTATGCCCAGTATGACCGCAGTTCCTTTAACCGGGAACAGTCTAGTCAGTCTACCATTGAGCAGAATCTTCGTTCCAATGCCTGTTATATAGGTCCTATAGCAGCTCATCGTTTCAATTGGAAGGAAACGGAAGAAGTACCCCGTGGAGAACTGGAGAATGAAGGCAAGGATATTCCGGAAGAATATATAGCCCAAGGCAACGATACCATGATGGTGCGCCGTGTCAAATCTCTGAATAAGAATACAAGCTGCATCGCATTGAATTACGATATACTGGCCTCTATGTATGGCCTTGATTTGAAACGCAACGAAACACCAAGAGAAAAAAATATGCAGGATCCTGAAGTGGAACGCCTGCCATTTTAATAACCAATAAAAAATAAAATTATGACTACAAGTATTATTGCAAGAGTGAACAACGTGGATATTATGTCCATAAGTGATGAACGATTGGTTCCAATAAAACCTATTTGCGAAGCATTGGGTATAGATTCTGAGGCGCAAAGACAGAAGATTCAATCTCATTATTTACTTGCTCCAACTGCCTTGCTCTGCAAGGCAGTTGGAGCTGATGGGAAACAGCGAGAAATGTTCTGTTTGCCTATGGAATATATTTTCGGATGGCTATTAACTATTAATCCCGCTAATGTGGTTGAAGAGAAGAGACAAAATCTTATGGCTTATCAAACGGAATGTTATAAAGTGTTATTTGAACACTTTAGTGATGCTAAAACATTTCTAAAGCAGAAACAAGCGATCATAGAAAAGAAAGTGATGGAATATCAGGATTGCCAGCGTCGTTTTAAAGATGCCCAGAAATTAATGAATAAGGCTAAAGCCGAACTTAATCAAGTGATGAAGTATACTATTGAAGACTGGAGGGAAAACAACAGGCAACTCAACCTTCCATTTGCTATATAATCAAAAGAAATAAGTATGGAAGCAAAATTTAAAATCGGGGATTATTTGGTTATAGTTGAGGATCCTAATGAAACGAGAATTGGTAAAAAAGTAGTTGTCATTGATGTGTTTCATTACAATCGGATGAATAAGTCAAAACTATCAGCTGTAGAAAAATGGGAATACAAAGTGACGGATGGTGTTAAGTCTTTGGGCTGGATTGATGAATGTTATTTGGATTATTATAAATAAGTAGTAATATAGATATTGCATTTCACAATCTATAATTTGAAATTTTCCCAAAAACACTTGCATAGACTGATTTTAATATTTAGATTTGCAGTGCCAAATAATCACGGAAAATTCGTGCCGCGAGCTTCGGTTAATGCTCAAAGTTCAAAGAAATACAATGGGCCTTTTATGCCCAGCACACTATCTTTTGCTTACAATAGCAAAATGATATATAAGAAATTGTAGAAGTCACAACTTATTGTGAACAACTGCGGCTGCTTTTCCCATTACAATTTTAGCTCTCGGGCGAAAATCTGTGATTGTTTGGCGACACGGGAAATGGCAGCCGTTCTTTTTTCTGCCTAGTAAACGCCAAATAATCACAGTTATGAAACAAACAGTTTCTATTTCTGCTCCCGACATAAATGTCGCTAGCAAAGCTTCAGCTATTCAATTGTGGCTGAACTCAGAGAACGCACTGTTCTCCTTTGTCATGGAATCTTCCATAAACAATCTTCAAATGTTATTGATGGGCCACGCCTGTCTTTCATTTTCTGCGCTGATATGTGCCTCATGTGTGTCCGTGGTTCCTGCATTGCTCTGCCTTCCATGGTTTGCCACTTCGTTGTATTTATGCAGGAAAGGAGGTCTGCAATGAAGACTGACATATTAAAACTGGCTGAAGAAACATCCGGTATGCCTGAAGATAAATTCTTTACCATCGAAGGTGTCAAACTCACCGATGAAGCGGTGGATCTCCTCTATGATTTGCAGGACGATGAGAACAGCAACATAGAAAGCCTTCTCAATGGTATATATGAAGTGGAGGAAATAGTTCTCAATCCTGAAGCTGGCGCTTCCTATGGTGAACGTCTGGTCATGATGCAGACTCTCCGAGATATCCGCCATTTGCTGGATCTGCTTAAAGTCCGTTCCGCACCCGGTCATTGATTGCATTCGCATGGCTTCAGACATGCGGCAGATCATTTATCTTAATACAATAGGGAATATGGTAAAAAATAATAATACCGTATTCCCTATTCTTTTATAATAAAAATCCCCCGGATCCCCTTATTTTAAAGAAAACATAGACACACGCATTTTTGCACGTAGAATTTTGCAAAAAACACGACCAACAGACCAACAGACCAACATTTCAAAAACATAAAAATAGTCTTTAAAATGTAACTATCTCATTTATAATATAATATATATAATTTATAAAGTAATAATATATATATAATATGTGTTGGTCTGTTGGTCGTTGTTGGTCGTAGTTGTTTTTTGTTGGTCGGACTGTTGGTCTTCCGTTTTTAGGCATTTGTCAATAATTCAGTAAAAATGAGGGTAAACTATACCTTATGTTGGTCGTGTTGGTCGCTGACCAACAATATAAATATATAAGGTATAGTTTGTTTATTGACTGAAAATCACTAACTTTGCTTTATACTAATAGCCAATTGTTGGTCTGTTGGTCTGTTGGTCGCAAAAATAAGAACTTTCAACTAAAAAAAATAAAAGTATGATCACTACCACAATTAACATCACTCCCTATTTGGCGGAATATTTGCGCGGAAAATATGCTTCAGGTTCAAATGATCCGATAAATATTCCCGACAATTCAGATCTGTATCATGTGATATGGAATTATATGTCCCGTCGTCCCAGCAATATGCCGCATACGGATGGCAATATTGTATTGGCCCTGCCTAACCGGCGCGAGGGAAAGAATCCCGAAGTGTACAACTATCTGTCCGCGCGTGCGGTGACGTATATAGAACTTGCCATCCGTCGTGAGTTTAACGAGGAGCTGCACGCCACCCTGTTGGATAATGACCAGCGCGGACACCTGTTTGACAACAATGCCGTTGTCTATCAGTTTCTGTGTACTTATGGCATTGAATCCGTATCTGAAGAAGCACTGTTGAAGAACTATTATCGGTGGCGTGAGAACTTGCGTAAACGGAAAGCCCGACGCGAAAGAAAGAAGGATATGATACAGGTTATCTAATATGGTTAAATAATATTAAATCAACAACCGACCAAGTGTATCGTTTTGTCCGTTTTGACGGTAAAACTGTCCGCTATATGGATGTAAATGGCGAACTCGTTAATTATCAAAATGTTATGAATCAGCGAAATAAAGAATTCTCTATTGTCGTTACTTTTGTCCCCTCAGGTGCTATGAATCAGGAACAATATGTTTTTCTGGCCGAGGAGTTTTCATTTGAACCCGTGGCTTCGGACAATGCTTCGGGAACTAGTTTCAATTGTGACAAGGAACTTGTCATATCACGTCCTGATAGCAGTATATTGAGGGAGTTTTCCATCTTCCGTTCCGGCATATTGTATTTTCGTGATACTTCCGGTAACAGCTATGGGGTTGGAGATGCTGACATTCCTGCCAGAGTGTGCCTGTCTCCCCAGCTTAATTCGGCACGGCTTACGATGAAGTGCACCATGCTGAAACCGCCCGTCTTATAGTCTTTTTTATATATATAAGGTATGGATATTTTTGTAAAAACAAAAAAATAGAATGACACAGTTACAGAAATATCTTCAGCAGCTTCTCTTATCCCGACAAGGATTGCTCATTACGGCAGAGGGTTACGCCTCTGTCGTAGCTGAAGCATTCCCTAATGTTCACGATTCCGATTCTGTAGAAAAGGGACATGCTGAGATGCTGTATACCGAGGTGATTTCCGGTGCCTTGGATTTATGCTCCTCTCAGGTCCGCATGGCTTTTCCTGACAAGGATATCAGCATTGTTTCCGATTATGCTTCTGAAGAACTTCCCGATAACAGTATTGCTTACTATCCCGTGTTCGGTGTAATCACATCAAACAGTTGGTGGCGTTTTTCCAGCAAACAGTTTGAGAAGGATCTGCTGGCATCCGAATCCAATCCTGCGATCATTGCACATTTTGTTCATATAGACAGTCCGGGAGGCGAGGCATTTTACATGGACCGCCTCTCCGAGACTATGAGAGACTTGAGTAAGCCGGTGGTTGTTTTGGCCGAGCGCGTATGTGCGTCTGCTGGTTATCTCATCGCCTGTCATGGCACTAGAATTTTTGCCGCTACCGGTTATGATAAGATAGGATCTATCGGGACAATGGCCGAGGTCTGGGACTATTCCGGATATTTTAAAAAAATGGGTATAGAGGTGCATACGTATCATGCTTCCGCATCGGATCTTAAGACCAAGCTTATGGATGACGCGGCTTCCGGTAAGGGTGATGAGTATGTGGAACGTATGCTGAATCCTCTTAATGAAATGTTCTTGTCCGAAGTTCGTTCCACCCGTCCGGCACTTAAGGATGCTCCTGATGATGAGCCTGCTCTTCGCGGGGATATTTACCTTACGGACGAAGCGATCGGAAAAGGTTTGATAGATGCAAGGGCCACTCTGACAGAAGCCATATTGGAAGCATCCCGTCTGGGGCGTGAGTATGCCGACATTCAGCGGGCCAAAAGCCAGTTATTAAGTATAATTTAATTAGTATCACAATGAAATTTAAAGAAAACGTACAGAAAATTCTTCAGAAGCTTGGTTTCGCTGGCTCCGAGGAATCCCTGAAGGCTCTTACGCCGGATGAATGGAAACAGTTTTTTGCCTCCTATCATGAGGAGTTCGGAACGGATTTTCATGCCGATATGCAGGCCTACCAGGATGAACAGCGTGCCGTTCCCGACCAGGCACAGATCAATGAGGCGTTCAGCGTATTGTCAGGATTGATCAACCCGAAACAAAATGTGGAAGACGCTGCCGCGCATGGAGTACAGGATACGAAAACAGAGCAGCCTACCGCACAGCAGGTACTTGATATGGCGAAAGCTGTATCCGCTACCTTCATGGCTATGGGTAATCATGCGGCTGATGATGTCCCTATGACTACGGTTGCCGGTTCGGTTGTAGGATTTACAGGTTCCGGAGACCGTGAGAAATTCCTTTTCGGAATTGAGCACGAATTTTTTTCAATGGATAAACCATGGAACCGGTTCACAGCCAATCCTACGTCAGACCAGCGTCTGGGAGATAAGAAGATAGCTGCGTCTTTCGGTGCTGAAGTGGAAGCCTATTCTTCTTCATTGGCTGAGCGTTACAGCTATTTGCAATCGCATAACCAGCTAAACCCGGAAAAATTGGCGGCGGGTGAGTTTGCCACCGATTATTCCCAGGTTACGGGAATGAAGGGCGGAGACCAGTATCTTATCCGTCGTCAGGATGCCATTATAGCCCGTGTGCTTTCCATCCGCCAGCTTACCCAGTATTTCCCTGTTCGTTACGGTATTCAGGACCGTGATGTCATTTTCAACGCTTTCTTTGGTGAAGTGTCACAAGCATACCAGGTAGGCGAGGTTTATAAAGGTGATATGGAGATTGAACCGGAGATGGGATATGTGGACGATGCCATGATCAAGATGAAGTTCGGTCCTATGAAGGAACTGGAACGCATGTATATAGGCTACCTTAACCGTGAAGGCTCGGATCCGATCAAATGGTCTATGATTGAATATGCCATTATGGGATCTCTTGAAAACGCGCAGCGTGAACAGAATATGCGCCGTATGAGAGGTTTGTATGTGAAGCCTGAGACGGGCGTAGCCGGTTCCTATCTAAATGCCGGTACTGGAGTGCTCTATACCCTTATCCGTCTGCACCACGAACATAAACTGTTGTTGACAGACAATGTTGCATACCGTACTTATGACGATGCCAACATGCTGGAAACTGTACAGGAATTCTACAAAGAAATTCTGGCTAAAGTTTCTGAGGACATGAGCCTTGACCAGCATGTAATGTATCTGAACGAAAACCACAAGCAATGGTGGATTCAGAATGTCCGTGAAGCTTATGGCCAACAGCAGGACTTTACAGGACCGAACAGTTACCTTAATATCATACCGGACAGTTCTACCAATATGCGTATCATCTGGCTGCCTTATTTAGGTCAGTTGCCGTTCATGATGATGCAGGTTCCCGGTAATATCCAGTTCCTTGAGAATCTTCCCGGTGAAATGCTTGCCATGCAGACAGAAATGCAAATGGAGATGGTTCGTGGATGGTCTACCTGGAAAGAAGGATGTTCGCCCGCATTTGTCGGCCGTAATTTCTCTTCTGCCGATAAACTGAAGGAAAATGACTATTTGTGGCAGCAGATCTTCCTGAATAAACCTTCCGTAACCTTGGATGCGGATGCCACAACAGCTGACGCATCGAAAGGATTCTGGTTTATTTCTGGAACCAATACCGGTGAAAAGAAACTGACAGCGATCAACAAAGCCAAAAAAGGTGTGGCTTACATTGTAGAGTGTGGAAACATAACCAATGTGACCGGAATTGACAAGGCGGGTTCTTTTGACAGTATTTCCGAAGCATGGACTCCGACAGCTGTAGGAGATTATATCATGGTCATGCTGAACAGTCAGAACAAATTCATAGAGTTGGAACGCTGCACTGGTGGCGTTCGCAAAGTCAATAAGACAGCGCAGCCCAATGTACCTGGAGCTAGATAATTTTTTTGGTTGGTTATTAAAAAGGTTTTTAAATCGGGGGCGGGTGTGGTAGCCCGCCCTTTTTATTAAACAGAAAATTTATGAGAACAAGAATTAATTCCCGCATATTTTTATTTCAACTAGCGGTGCTGGTTGTAGTGCTCTCCTTGAGCTTTGTTTTTGATTCCTCTGCCGATACTGCCGTCGGGCTGTCAATGGCTGTCACCGGAATGATGAATATTGGTGATATTGAGGATGTGTCCGACCGTCAGACCCATGGATCGAACATTGCATATCAGATTTATCTGATCAGTATTGACCAGGTGGATAATTCTCAGTTGTTTCCGGCTCCCAATGCCAACAGGGAAGTAGGGCAGGTTCCGATGAAGAATGGTGAGTATATGAAGTACTTTGTATGTCATACCATCCCCACTTTTGTAGGCAATGGTGAGAAAGGGGATATTACCACTTCCGGAACCAATCAGTTTGTGGCGGTTATGGGTGGACAGCGAGACAAACTGCTTTCTTTCACGGAAGAATATGCGGGTGGCAAGTTTATCATTCTCTTCAAAGAAATTGAAGAAAGCCAGTGGTATATCATCGGTTCTTATGACCGCCCGATGATTCTTCAAACGTTTGAAAACAAGCATGACGCAGACGGACGTTATGTGACGTTTACATTTCAACGTACTTCCATTTCACAGTATTACAAATATACAGGTGCTATTGTACGCCAGCCTGCCAAATCCAATCCGGTGGATGCCACTAATCTTACCGTTACGCCGGGACAGGACTTGTATTCCATTCCTGATTGTACTTCCTCACCTAAGGCTATTGCTACAGTTTCCGGTCTGGCGGCTAATGATAAGGGACGCTATATAACTCTGATAGGTGAGGGTGTGGAGCATCCGGCTACAGTTGCTGAAAATGAAGTGTTTATTCTTGAGGATGGAGCCACATGGACCGCCCGTGCTGGAAGCCGTATTACTTTCCGCGTAATTGATACTGACACTTTGGTTGAGATTGCCGGATCCCGTATTCAAACTGTTGTCTGATTTTTATAATTAATCCGGTGCGGATATATATGCTTGTTTTACACTGTATTATCATGCACCGGTTAAACTGATAAGTTATGTATTCATTCAAAGAAAAGAAGCTTCATTATAACCGTCTTCAGAACCAGTCCGCCGCTTTGGCCGATCTGAAGCTTTTACGGAGTATTAATCCTGATGCGCCTGTGTTGCCTGCATGGGAGCGATCACCTGAACGTTTTGCAAACAAGATTCTTTATCTTCTGCTTGATTATGCAACGGCAGAACAGATCAGAAAGAACCGGCGCAATCCTGTCAGCTCGGTAAAGGAGAAATTGGAAGAGACAGTACACGAGTTGCAGGAGAAATCGGCCGAATTGAAAGAAACGAAAGATACGGTTCAGGAATTGCAGGAAAGAGTAGAGGAATCGGAATTTCGTGCGGAAAAGGCGGAAACATCTTTGGACTTTGAGAAAAAAAAAGAGGTTTAAGGAAAGTACAGAAGCATGAAGAATATCCCGCTATTGACTGGGATAATCTTGATGATGAGAATGTACAGACTGCCACCCTTATCTATAATGACCGTGTTGTAAGCTGGAAACGGATGAAACAGATAGACGAACGTATGGATGCTGACAATATTACCAAGGATGATATATTTTCCCTTGTCCATCTTCGCATCCGTAATTTGCAGGCTTTCTCAGAACTTAGAGCCTATAATGATACCGGTTCTTTCCGTTTCCTTCATCCTCTTATAGCAGGGCGCAGTGAACGTGCCTTGCTGGCTTCCCTTCTTGAAAAGGATCCTCAGGAATTTCTCCGCAAACACCGCAATGTGCTTGACAGTATACGGCGTTATGAAGCGTATTTGAAAAATCCCGAACGTGAATCCCGACGGAAACAGGACAGGAATTTGTTACGCAAGTATCGTGATCGTGAAACATTGTTTAGAGACATACTTAATGAAAAGACTAAAGGTTGATTTTATGGCTGTTTCCCTGTTCCTTACCATGATAGGGATGATAGCCGGTATTTCAGTATTAATATGCTGTTTGCTATGACTGGGAATAAGGATATTGTAATTGTCAGCGATGATTATCTGCCACGGGTACGTACCTATGCCATTATGGGGTATAGCCGTGAGCGCGTGTGCCGCCTGTTGGAGTTGCCGCGGAAAATGCAGATGGCATTGGCTGTCCGGCTGTCGTTGCCGGGAGATGTGTTCTATGAAACCTATGAGTCGGGACTGGCTCAAGGAGAGAAGAATATTGATATGGAACTGGCGAAGAAAGCGGAAAACGGGGATATTGATGCCATTGAGCTTCTTGAAGAGAGAAAGAATGAACGTTATTTTAAGGATTTGCGTAAAGAACTATTTGGAATATGACCGTACTTGAGCGTCTTGATAAGATACATCCCGATATGATTTCAGGATTTCTCACTACCGGAAAGTGTAATGGCATTCCGGAAGATGTGCAGAAATTTTTGAAACAAATACAATGGGCGGCAGAAATATATGAATATGAGCCGAATATAACCCGTGCTTCCAAGAAATTGCGTCTGCGCATTAATGCGGAGCAGAAGTTGGCTTTGGATGAACGTACCTGCAAGGAACGTATCTATCAAGCCATTAATTATTTTAATGTCGATAACAATGTCAGCGAGAAGGTATGGGAGAATCACTATGCGGACAAGCTGGAATCCATGGCGCAGTTATGTGCGGCCAAGGGGGATATGAAAACGATGGCTGCATGTATCGAAAGAGCCAGCGAGCATCGGATTCGTGCCGCCCAGATAGCGGAGGCTGCTACTAATCTTGGTATTACTTTCATTATTGATCCTAACCTTCGTCCGGAAGATATGGGATTGGAAAGCAAATCGCTGAAAGAGATAGCGCGTAAGCATAACGAAGGGTTTTATATCCAACTTATCGACGGTCTTCCTATTGATAAGAGGGAAAAGAAACGATTGTTGCGGGATGCCGATATTCAGGATGTAGAGGAAATATTAAATGAAGAGTAATCATGAGTCAGAACGATATATCCAATGATGAATTTTCAATGGAGATGGAACGTATCTACATGAATTCCATGCAGGTAATGGTCAATCTTCTTGATCCTAACAAAGTGGTGGTGGAAGCTGCACGTGCGTCAGGTAAAACGAGTGAGGTTACAGTAAACCGCATTGTTCGTGTGGCAGACAGTATGCCGGCCGAGTTGTCATTTTTAGCGCATCGTACCTATGTTGCGTTGCTTACCAATATATGGCCTAACATTCAGGCTGCTTTTTCCAGGCAGATTACGGTTAACGGTCGTCCCCGTTGTATGCTGGAATATGGCATTGACTATATTGCGGGAGAGTCGAAGATTCCAGAGCATTTCCGGAAGCCGCGTTATCCAATTTCTTATCCCAAGCATAGCATCCTGTTCCGGAACGGTCATCATATCCAGCTGGTAAGTTCTGACCAGCCGGACTCAGTGGCGGGTAGAAGTGGTGTTCATGCTTTTGTAGAAGAGATGAAACACAATGACGGAGAGAAACTCAAGACACGTCTGTTTCCTTCTCTTCGTGGATCTTCTGCGGAAATACGTAAAAGCCCGTATTACCAGGGATGGACCGGGGTTTCTGATACTGCCCGTGTGGATTTGAATGAGGACGACTGGTTTGAACGATATGAGGATCAGAACAATCCTCAACTTCTTTCCGAAATAGCCACAGTAGCCGTTCATGTGAACAAAGCGGTTTATAAAAGAATGGAACTTCTTACCGCCCAGAAGAATACCACCAACCCGGTCACGCTTGAAAAGATACGCCTGGAACTGAAGAAGTATGACAGACAGATATCCATGTGGACACCGCGTTTGGCTGATATGCGGCGCAACGCCACATTGTATATCCGGGCCAGTTCATTTGTCAATAAGGACATATTGGGACCTAAGTTTTTTAAAACTCAGCTTGACACATTGGATATGGACGAATTTCTTACTGCTATATGTGCTGTCCGTCATAAGTCTGTGGTTAACAAGTTCTTTGCAAATTATGATAAAGAAAAGCATCAATTCTCTGACGGGTATATTTATGATTCTATCATGAAACTTGATCTGAAGGATCATTTTATCATCACTGCCCGTTATTTGAAATACTACGACAAGAGCGCTCCGCTGTATATAGGGTATGATCCCGGACATTTCTCAAGCCTGGTATGTGGGCAACCCAAGAAGTACGGGAAGGAATTCAGGCTGTTGAAAGAGTTCTTCTGTTTCTATCCGGATGAGCAGCCGGAGCTTGCTAGACAGGTTTATGAGTTTTTCGGGCGTGACTGTCGAAACAAACGTATTGTTTTATATCCGGACAGGGCCGGTAACAAACGCAGGGAGGAACTGGAGCAGATAACGACTGACAGCCGAGCATTGAAGAGGGAACTGGAAAGCTACGGGTTCGAAGTGCAGCTCATGAACGAAGGACAGGCCACAATCTATCATTGGCAGCAGTTCAAGCTGATGTTGCTTTTGTTTGGTGACAGAAGCAATGCTTTGCCTCACGTTTTTATTGACGAAAATGAATGCCCTAACCTTTGTAGTGCTATACCTCTTTCACCACGTAAGAGCACCAACGGACGTATAGAGCTGGACAAGAGCAGCGAGGTTAAGATACCGCTTCACCGTCAGGCTGGACTGACAACACAGATTCCTTCTGCATTCATTTACCTGATGTACGGTCTGTATGGGGATGCTGTTCTTAACGAATTGACTAGCATTCCTGATGATATTCCGGATAATTTCAGCTTATAATTAAAATTCGGCTTAAATAATAAGTTCAATTGATTTAATATAAGTGTCTGTTTGACATTTAAATAAGTATTATGTGAATCATGGATAAACGATTGACTTTTTGAAAAATTTTTGAACTTTTTTCAAGAGACGATTGACCCCACGCCGCGCTGATAAAACCGATTGCACAGCACAGGGGGTAGATGGGTGGAAATATGATTCTTCCCTTGAGATTTCGTCTTTTCTACTGTATCGGAAAACGAATAAATTCGTAGCATGGAAGAGGTAATAGATCATAACGTAACGATGTCGGGTGCACAGGCCATGCAATGGGCCAGGGAGATATCCAAGCTGCCCGATGGATGCTTTACCATAGCATTCTATCCATGCAGTCTGCAACATCATGAGGCATCCACTAAAATCATAGTAAAGGACGGTTGCAGATGGCGCACCCAATTGCCTCATGAACGTTTCAGTGTGGACAGTGATAACTTCTTCCTGTTTACCGACAAAGACGGAGAACCCCGTATGTGTTACACTATATTGATACGCTATATGGGATTCCCGCAAGATGGATTTAAACTACATAAAATAGATTGGTTATCATGAGTCAACAAAGTAATATAGAGATGCAGGGATGCCTTGGCGTGTACGTTAATGACAGCAGTGTGATATCTTTCCAGCTGGGAGAAGGGAGTATGCAGGATGCCTTGCAGCGTAACCGAACTGTATCTGTTAATCCGGTGGCATTGGAAGGACAGGTGAGATGGCTTACGGTTAAAGGGTATAACATCGCTTCCCGTGGCTGGAACAATCTGAAATGCCAGGAAGTGGCGAGCGATATCAAGCATAACAGGCTGCTTCCAAGATTGATAACCAAACAGGTCAATATGCTGTATGGCTCCGGACCGGCTGTCTATAAGACGGAACTTGTTGATAATAAAGTCAAGAGAACTTGGATTATGGAACCCAGTATACAGAGATGGCTGGAAAGCTGGGAGCAGAACGGAATGGAGCAGGGATACCGGGCGTTTGCAAAACAGAACATCAAAAACTATTATTATTTTCGCGATTTCTTTGTAAAATGGCGGTTTTCAGCAGGAAAAGGGATTGTTCCGGGCGTACTGCCGGTTGCTGGTCTGGAAGCCATGGAGAATAAGGATTGCCTTTTGGCCACCACCCGGACGGATGTGGCTTATGATATGGTTTATTATAAGGATTTCACGGCTATAGCTGTTGGTAAGTTTATCAATGGAATCAGTACCAGTTTGCGTATTTATCCTAAATTGCGTATGCAGGATGTACCGCGATACAGGTTCGCTGCTGTTTCCCATCATCGTGAGAAGTCCATTGATAATTTCTATGGAGAGAATGAGACACACGAGGGAACACAGCCTTATATCAAGGGTTCCAATGAAAATGCGGTATATATTAACAGCTTTCTTCGTAATTCTCTGGCTGCTAAAATACATATCATCATTCCTAACGCATGGGTGAATTCGAAGAGAACCCAGATTACCAATCTTTGCAACGAAAACAAGGAACGTGCTTCGAAACAGGAGAAACTATTGCTGTACAATGGACTGGAGATTGGAACTGAGTTCAAGGAGTCTACCTTGATCCGCTATATAAAACAGGAATTGGATAATATATCCGATTACTTGTCCGGAGCCGATAACCAAGGAAAGGCTTACGCGACTTTCAGCTTTCGGAACGGAAGCAGCGGGGAAGAGGAGCGATGGAAGATAGAAACCGTCGATTTAAAATATAAAGAATACATTGATGCGATTATCAGCTATGATAAACGTGCTGACGAAGTATTGCTGTCAAGTGTCGGGCTGGATTCTTCCATCTCATCAGTCAGCAAGGACGGTGTAATTAGCAAGAGTGGAAGTGACGCTTATTACAACTATTTGATTTATCTGCTCCAATTGGCACCGGAAGATGAGATCGTATGTGAACCGTTCAACCAGGCTATCCGTATTAACTTTCCTGAATTGTACGAACAAGGTTATCGGATAGGCTTTTACCGGGAAATCCCATCGCGTCAGGAAGATGTATCACCGTCTAACCGTCTTAATAATCAGCAGCCATGAATGTTTTAGAAGAATTGTTTATAGATGTGGCCCAGTTCCACCTTTATTCCCCTTATGCGGAGAGTAACATGAATTTCAAGGATCTTGCATCAAGTGCCATGAGTGCCATTAAGCAGGTTCAATCCGTCATATCTCCTGATATCTACAAGAAGATAGCAGCAGGAGAGGATAACGATGAAAAGGATGCATTAAGAAGTGCCGTGGCTAATCTGACATTGGCAAAACAGCTTATATTCAATGTACTGTCACTTCGTAAATCGGATGTGGATATCTACAAGAACGAGCAGGAGCAGATGCGCAGGGCCTATCGTGATAATTACTATAATGCAATGGATACGTTACTTCAGCTGCTTGATTCGGATGAGGAATGGAAGAAAACCAAGACTTATAAAGCTTTGGAAAACCTTAAGTTGAAGACTACTTATGAATTCGATGCATCTTATCCCATTGATAATTCATTCCTGTATTTTTTCAGATGTGTTCCGATCCAGCAGGAGGCATTGGATGATTATGTATCAGGCTATTATGAGCGTTTGCCGGAAAAGGATCAGACAAACCGTAGGAAATTGGACAGATGTCTGGCTAAAATAACAGTGGCATTGTCGTTACGAAGATTTGATATCCTTGAATTTCCGTCAACCATCCGTAATTTGTTTGAAGATTCAAAAGTTATGCGTTACGGTACCCAGGAGCAGGAGAGAATGTTAACTTTATCTGATGATCTGATGTCACAAGCATTGGAAAGCCTTAAAAATATTGATTTGTCTTTATCCGGAAATACGGATGCTGATATAGTAACTGAAACATCTTTCAATCGTCCGGACGATAAAATTTATTTGATGCCATGAGAAAAGATATTGAATTTACCCTGAAAGGAAGCGTGTATTCCATTCCAAACAGTTGGGAAGGGTTGAACACTTATCAATTTAAAGAACTGGTTGCGGACCTGATTTCCATGTCCGCAGGTAAACTTTCTGCCGGTCTTGTGCGTGTGCGCCATATATGCAGGGTGATGGGCTGGGATATCAATAAGATAACCGATGCGGATGCCATGGGAAACATCGCTTGCCTGGCTGAGCAGGTCACCTTTCCTTTTCTGATCTGTTATCCGGATAATGATGCGGCACTGGCGGATCTTGACACCGACTCTTATGAGCTATGCAAGCGTGTCCCGCCGGAAAGGCTGACGGGGATAACTATATCCCGCTATCTGTCACGGCTTGATTATAAGTTTGTGGTAGACTCCTGTTTTTGCAAACAATTCATAGGATCTGTCCATATTGACGGGCAGGATGAACCTTGTCTTGGTTATACCATTGATACAGGATTCTCTATGCTGACAACCTCATTGACGGCACAGCAGTTTATTGACGCGCGTGAGCTGGCGGATTGCCGGGATGATCAGCTTCCCCTGCTTGCTTCCATCCTGTATTCTTCACTCCCTTATGAGAGTGACAAGGCGCATCAACGTGCCGTTCTTTTTTCAAAAATGGATGTTAAAACATTGCAGGCCATCCGTTTCAATTTCAAGGGATTCATCAATTATTTGTTCAGTCGTACAGAATACAAGATTCTTACTAAAATCATACCGGGAAAGGAATCTGTGATAAGCACAGGGGCACAGGATGCTCTGTACGGCTTGAGTGCTGACGGATATGGAAATTTGCATGAGATATCCCAGATGAGCGTCTTGCAGTATCTTGGAATCCTGAGAAAGAAGATGATTGAATCCGTGCGTAGCCTTCATGCCTCCAAAATGGATGTTGCTGAGATCGCTAATACCACCCGGTTACCAATTGATGTTATAAATGATATACTATGATTCTTGAGTATTTAAAATATTTTTCCCGGTTCCCTGCCCGTGACGGGGTTCTGGATATGTTTATTAACGGAAGTTCCGAACTTTATGAATATGAGGAACTGAAAGGGTATATAGCCGGTATGTCCGAACCTTTGGTTCCTGATATTTCCAATTTTGTTTTTGGGCAACGTTTTGAGGATGTTAAAAGACGGGTGGATGCCTTGATAGGAACTTATCTGTTCTGTGATTTTGGGGAGATACAAAGCTCTCAGGACAATATAGGTTCCATAGAGGATACGCATAAGCGTGCGGTGACGGTTGCGGTCAAATTAGGGAATAAATCTGATATGGTAGAGGTTGCCATTCAGAGTGACCGAACATTGAAACTATTGAATGAGGTACGTGCTTATATGATGTATGATTCCCGTTATATGTCATGGCTCAAGCCTATATCGGATAATCAGACGATTGTGCCTTTTGTTTCGCCTGAACTGTCATCAATAGGCTGGAGCATGAGCTTTGTCGCATCGGCTCCCGACTGGATGAATGTAAAAGAAATAATGAAACACATAACTTAAAACAGATATGAATACAAGTTCTAAAATCACATTTTCGGTTTTCATTACCGAATTTTATAGTTTGATGTGGGATATGAGATGGTTGATGCTGCTGGCTTTGATTCTTATTTCTACAGATTTATGGTGGGGTATCAGCAAATCCAAACGCAGGATGGAGGAAGTGCGTATAAGCCGAGCTATCCGGAGGACTCTTATAAAAATGGGGGATTACGTATGTATAATTCTATTGGGGGCGGTTTTAGGGAAAGCGATTGGTGAACCTTTGGGCATTTCTTATTCCACTATTTCCGTATGCTGTATGCTGATAGCCTGTTACTGTGAGCTTGAAAGTGTGATCAGTAATTACTGCGAATGTAAAGGTTTGCATTACCATATCAGTCTTTGGAGCGTTTTTAAGGGATTGGTCGGATTGAAAAGTAAAGAATTGAAAGAGGTTATTAATGATATAGAAAATGAAAGCAAACATGAAAATCTTAATTGACAATGGCCATGGAGCCAACACACAAGGCAAGCGTTCCCCGGACGGTCGTTTGATCGAGGCGTTATATACCCGTGAAATTGCCGTCCGTGTGGAACATGAGTTGTGTAAGAGGGGGTATGAGACACTTCGGATTGTGCGTGAGGAAGTTGATGTGCCGCTATCGGAGAGATGCCGCCGTGTAAATGATATCTGTTCGGAACTGGGAAAGAGTAATGTTCTTTTGGTATCCATCCATTGCAACGCCGCCGGAAACGGGGCACAATGGATGCAGGCTCGTGGATGGGAGGCATGGACCAGTATAGGGCAGACAAAAGCGGACAGACTTGCTGATTGTCTGTATGCTTCGGCTGAAAGATTCCTTCCTGGAATGAAAATTAGAAAGGAACTGTCTGATGGTGATCCGGACAAGGAGAGCGGATTCTATATTTTAAAACATACGGAATGTCCGGCTGTATTGACGGAAAACTTATTTCAAGACAATATGGAAGATGTGGCTTTCCTTTTGTCGGAAGAAGGGAAACAGGCTATAACATCCCTTCATGTCGAAGGAATAATGAAATTCATTGAACTATGAAGCTTATACCTTGGATCTTGGTAGTCTTGTTAAGTATCATGCTGATGCTTTCATGGTGTTCCTGCCCGGCTGATAATTCTGGGAAGCTTGCGCCGGATACATTATGGACGTTGGTTGTTGACACCATAAGGGATACCATCATACCTCCGCCTGAGGTAGAACATCATGTAAGAGTGGATACCGTTTTGTTGCCGGTATCCATGGAAGATCCTGATGTGGACATAGACTCTACGTTGCCTGACTCCATGCCGGTGATAATCCCGATAATGGAAAGGGAATACCGGACGGATGATTATCGCATTTTGATTAATGGTTATAATCCGGAACTTAAGTCAGTTGAATTGTATCGCCCTACAATGTTGGGAACTATTAAACAGAGAAACAAACGGTGGGGGATTGGTCTTTCTGCCGGATATGGTATCGGAAGTGGCGGCTTTTCTCCTGTGTTGGCTGTTACTATCAATTACAATCTGTTGCAGTGGTAACAAAAATCCCCGGCTTGCGGTCTTGCTCTTATTCTATTGACAGTCGAATTTGAAAACCTTTGGATGTGCCGGGGATAGATAAACAACAATGTTTTTAATAAATTGTTTCTAAATTTTACATTATTATGAGCAAGACCGCACGTTTTAATGAAATCCTTGAATCAGTCGCCTCTTTCACGGAAATACATCAGGAATTTATCCTGTCAGACAATCGGGCCGCCGAAGTGGTGGATGCCCGGTGCATTTTGGTAAAACTGTTATCCGAAGAAGGTTTCTACCCTTCTCAGATCAGCAAGTATATGGACCGTACAGAAGCTAGTATCCGGTATCTGCTTGCTTCCTATTCATCTCGAATTTCTTCCAGTCTGTGGATGGAAAAGGATGTAGAAGTTATCCGCAAACATCTTGAAAATAAGTCGAAAATAAACGGTAAATAAGAAACAAATAACTGTAATTCAGTTGATAGTTATAGTCTGTACCTTTGTAATGTCAGGTTATAGCCTGGCCTAGTAACTTATTAAAACATAATATTATGACTATCAAAGGTATGAACGGTGAGAACTATAATGTCACCGGCCAGGGACAAGGTAATTACAATACCGTCGGAGCGTCAGCAGGTATCGCATCATTTTTAGGATTGAATGCGGGCAATATCCTGGGAGGCGGCTGTTATAACCGTAATATGGCGGCAGGTCCTGTGGAAGTGATTACTTCGGATGACAAACCTGTCAGCCGTTATGAAGCGGCCATGATGGACAAACTGGCTCAAAAGGATGGAGAGATCGCCTTGCTGAAAGCGAACACTTACACGGATCAGAAACTTGCTGATGTTTATGACCGATTGCTTAGCCGTATCAATGCGGATAAGAGTGAGCAGAATGCCATCAACATGAATCAGGCTGTGTACAATGGCACTAATACCGCCACTCTGGCTTGTATGAAACAGCAGATTGCTGATTTGGCTGCGTTAAGTGAACTTGTTGTTCCGCAACGTAAAGTGTGTGATACCGGTTGCTGCGGTTCTAACTAGTGAATCTCATTGAAAGGGCGGTTTCATTCCGTCCTTTCCTCTTTTTAAACTCAAACAATATATTACCATGTATACCAATTCACAAATTTTATCAGCAGTGTTGAATAAATGGCTGCAACCTGTAGTGCAGCAATTCTCCGCACAAAAAATGGGATCGTTTCCTTTTGTGCAGATGATTGAGACCAAATTGAAATCAACAGGTTTCGTTAAACCCAGCTGGAGTCTTGCTGCGGAATTATCTCCGATAATGCAGAATGTCAGTGGAACTATCATAGAACCTATCATTAACCGCTATATCTCACAAGTGCCGGATGATGCATTGCCCGAAATGGCTCACAAAATAGTGGATGATGCTATTAAAAACGGAGGGTTGACACTGATGGATGGAAAGGTTGTTTTTGAAAAGGAAGACATGGAAGAACTGAAAACCTTGCTTGAATATAACCTGCCTTTGATTCCTAGAGAAGAATACATCGTCAAGACAGCGCCTGATAAGGAAGCTGACGGCAGCGATGAACCCCAACCGAAGTCGGACGGTATAAGTTCCGACATAGAATAATTCTTAATATATATCCATTATGATTCAATTGACTCCGATTGCAATCGCTGCTACCAGCCAGCAATATCTGACTAATGTAGTGGAGAATTTATGCCAGGCTTATTGCGCTGAAAATGGTGTACAGCCTACTGGCATAGTTAATTTTACTGTCGCAGAACAGCAGACGGTGAATACCCAGACTGTTGTAACCATCAATGCAGCAGTGCTTGTTGCTTACACTCCTAAAGGATCATGCCGTTCTGTTACCAAACAATGGGTTGAGCAGTTTAAGGTAGCCTTTATCGGTGCGGCCGGTGCTGTTCCTACGATTACACTTACTCCTCTTGTTACTCAGGTTACTCCTGAGAATGTAAAGTGCTGTAACCGTGCGTTTGGTGTGAGCCTGGCTACTCCGTTGACCATTGCGGCCACCTTTCCGGCTGCTCCCACAGCTTGATAGGATTATAACTCAAAAGTCATTAAAACCTGTAAAAAAGAAAAGGGAGAAAAAAGTTTGAGTTTGCTCCCCGCTTTATTGTGGGGAGTTTACTTTAATATCCTATAATTATGAAGACTAAAGAAGAAATGATAGATCGCTACCATGAACTTTATGAAAAGATGGTGGCAAGTAAAGATTCGAAGAATATGAAGATATTCGGTGAAACTGAAAAGTATATGTTCAAGGCTGTCGCGGCAGCTCATCCTGATCTGGCCGAAAACTGGTTGTCGCATTTGGAGGCTGTTTGTTGGGACAATTATCTATCCGAACACGAGGCAATGAATATCAGCAAACGTATTGTCAACCAAGATGGAATGAAAGGATTTCATTGGTCCTATGATACTTTTGAGAAAACGGTTGAATCGCTTGGAGGAGTATGTGAAGACAAACCGCATTATAACAGTTATGCTTTATGGGTAACTGCCAATATGATTTATTCGGATCATGCCAAGAGCATCGCAGAAGATATGGGGTATAAATCTCCGGCAGAAGTTCCTGCCGAAAAAATGGCTTTATCCTGCTATCGCAAGGCTGTAGAAAACCTTAAGGATGTTGATTCCGGGTTTCATGTACGAAGGTATTTTAAGCACAAAATGTACGACGATTCAGCTATGTGACCTGGATAAAAAATTAGATAAAATAATCTCCATGATTGAAAAACTGGACGGTCTGAAAGGTTTCGGCTCCAATGTACTGGCAAATGTTGTAGGAGATATAATCATGGGTAGGTAACTGTAAGGTGTTTTAGAAATAAAGCACCTTTTATTTGTGTTATATAGAATAATGTTTTTTGATTGGTTTCAATAAATATTTAGTCTAGTTTTAATACTAATTAATTTTTTATTTATAGCTTTGCAAAAAATATAATAACTTATTATGAAAAAAATATTTATTTTATTATCTCTGATTTTGGGGCTAAATTCATGTTCTCCTTCTAAAAGTGAATATAACAAGTTGTTAAATGAAAAAAAAAATTTAGAGGAAAATAATAAAGTATTAAGAGACTCTATAATTTTATTAACAAAGGATATAGAAGGATATAGATATACTCCTGATAAACTTCTTATGTCAGCTCAAAATAAATTTAAAGATAAGAATCGTAATGAATTAAATATAATTTTAGATCAATTATATACTTATCATCCAACATCTAAAGAATATAAACAAGTAGAGTCTATGTTAGTTACATTGGATAAAATGATAGCTGATAAAGCTCAAAAAGAAAAGGCCCAAAGAATGAGAGCTGTTACTAAACTGAGAAAAAAATATGATGATGTTTCTGGTATTACTTGGTATTATAATCCCTATTTTACGCATTATACAAATTCTAATTTGACTTCATTATACATGGGACAAAAAGATAATGATGTTTGGTTATGCTTAAGAATGTCTTACTATGGAGATGATTGGATTTTTTTTGAAAATGCTTATTTATCATACGATGGGAATACTAAAGAAATAATATTTGATAAATATAAAGATAAAGAAACAGATAGTGATACCGAAGTTTGGGAGTGGATAGATGTTCCCGTGTTTGACGATTTGTTGAAATTTTTAGAAGAAATGTCTAAAGGAAAAGTTTTAAAAATGAGATTAAGCGGTAAATATACAAAAACACGTAGTTTATCTTCTAAAGAAATAAATGCTATGAAAGATATTCTTTTGGCTTATGATGTTCTTAGAAATGAAGAATAATTTTTTGAAGCTTTGCTAAAATTTTTTCTTTTCTTTGGTACTTTTAAAAATAATCCCCATCTTTGCAGTGATCTCCATATTGAACAGGCGGATAGTTCCGCTGACATTACCGTTGGCATTTTTTGTGTCCATGGCTTATCATATAGTTCCGTCCCGTGTGGAGCGTTAATGCGCCCACTGCCTGTTCAAGGTGGAGATCAACGGGGAGCGGAACTTTTTATTTTCTCTCCGTTATATAAAGTTTTGTTTTATTTTAAATGATCTCCAAAAAAATGAAAACGACTGTATTTATTGAAAGAGTAAAGTTTGATTCTTTGCAAAAAAATCCGCATTTTTTATTGAAATGCATTGATGTTCATTATGTTATTATTTTTTTAGGTAAAAAAGGAAAATTCTTTAGAACATTTTCACGTTTGGTATTGTTCATACTACGTGCCACATTGCTTCGTTTCGTTCCCTGCATTAAGCACAATTGCCTGTCCTATATGTTTCACCATATTTGTTTTATCTTTGCTGCATATAGCAAGACAATACAAGCAGTGCACCGTTGAAAAGCTTGCTTATAGCTAATATTATGATATTGTAATTTAATGATTTAAAAGAAATGAATATTAATGGAATTATTCTAAGCGACGAAAGTCTTAATGTGTTGCGTCGTATGCAGGAAGACGGTAATAGCGAAATTGATAATGTTCTTGAAGGACTTGATTGTATAGCTGAACTGATTGAGAATCCGGAAGCGGATGCCAGTGATGGTGATCGTCTAGTCATGTTGCAGCAGCTTCGCGGTGTGCGCAAGATTTTGAAAGATCTCAAAGCATCTTCTTTTGATGAGTCAGAATAATGAAACTAAAATGGACAGTTACATCATTGCCTTGATGACTGTCTATTCTCCCGCAACCAATGAGTCCGATGCGACTCATTGGTTTTCTACTGAGGATGTGTATGAAGCCATAAAGAAGATTGATCCGGGAACATCCGTCAGCTTGGAGGATGTCTACAATTCGCTTCTTATGGGAGGGTTCCGTTTCCAGCCACGTCCCGGAACATTGGGATGTGAGTTCCGATGGATGTTTAAACAGAAATAATTATAGATAAAATACGATATTTCTTTTAGTCTAATTCTTATATTATCAATCCTTTTTGTATATTTGCAATGTGTTCAGAAATGAACGCTGTGTAATAAGTTTAGTTACATGGGAAATTGGAGTGAACAACAAGAGGCAAAGAAAGAAGTTAAGGAGAAAGAGAAAACAAGCCGTGAAACCCTTGGAAAGTTCTTCTATGATTTGGGTAAAACATCATTTACTGCCATGGTAGCAGGTGGTGCGGTTTCTTTTTTCACAGACTCTGGCAATGATGATTATTGGGGGCTTTTAATAATTGGAGCATTCTCGACCATTGTGTTTGCTTATATTGGATATAAAATAATAAGGAGGTAATTTATGGAAGGTTTATTGATTGTGCTTGGTGGTTCTGGAATGTTAGCCTTTTTCTTTGCTATATGGTTAAATACCCGGAAAGGCAAAAAATGGCTTGCTAATTTATAAGCTTATTTTATAACTAATATGGGCGAAGGCGGTATAAAATCTGTCCTTCGCCTTTTTCATTCCTATAATTACTTTAGCTTCAAATTTTATGAAGCTATGGTAACAGACCAACTTATCAAAAAAACATTCATTCACAATGTTGTATCCATCGGTTTTCAAAAAATAAGGCAGATACAACAGGAAGTCATATCGGAGAATTTGAATGTCATATCCGGCAATCTGCTCCAATCAGTCCAAGAAAAACCGGTGGAAATAGAAGGAACTGAACGTCAAATATATTATATGAGCGTTCTTCCTTATATGCGTTTCTTAGATATTCGTTTTCGGCAGGATCTGCGGATACGTAGAAAACTTTCCATCTATAACCGTGTCATTTGGGGGGTACTTTATGGTGAAGTGCTTCCTAATCTGCGTTATGGCTTTACTCAGGACATACGTAAGTATATCACCCGGCAACTTCAAGAAGGTTCGGATATTGATCAATTAGATTTTCAATCATATATATAGACTACTGAATTATGGCTAAGAAACTTAATGAAGACGAAATCAAGTATATTTTATCGGTGGAATCGTCAAAGGCACAGCAGGAAATTCGCAAACTCACTAAGGTTAATAGGGAGTTGAACAAAACAAATAAGGAGCGTCGTGAATTGATGCGTGAGTTGGAGTCTCAAGGAAAAAAGGAATCGGATGAATATCAGCGTCTTGATGAAGAAATAAAAAAAAGCAATAAGACTATTTCAACAAATAACAAGTTGATTGGTGAATTGGAGAAGAAGCTGGATGTTACAGGGCTTACTATGGCCCAACTCCGAAAAAAGGCCAAAGATCTTCGCCGACAGTTGGATCAGACAGTAAAATCAACACATCCGGAAGAATACGCCGAACTTGAAGCGGAGCTTTCCAAAGTAAATAGCCGGATGGAGGAACTTAGGGGTACTGGGAAATATGCCCAGCAACAGCTGACTGCATTTGATAAAACAATGAATATGGCCAAAACGGCTGCTAAAGGTTTTATAGCCGTGCAACTTGTCAGATATTTGAAAGATGTCGGAATGAAATCCTATGAAACTCGTAAGGAATATGCCCGTTTTGAAGCAACTCTCCGTAATACTACCGGCTCTTCAGAAGAAGCGGCAAAGGCAATGAAGATGTTGCAACAGCTTGCTAAAGATACACCGGCCAGTGTGTCAGAATGGACTGAATCATATATTAGATTAGTTAACCGTGGAATTAAACCAACGACTGATGAACTGACAGCAATGGGAGATATCGCAATGTCCCAAGGAAAAGATATAGACCAGTTTATTGAAGCATTGCTTGATGCCATGACGGGTGAGAATGAACGTTTGAAGGAGTTTGGTATCACTGCTTCGAAGAATGGAAAAACTACTGCATATACGTTCAGGGGTGTAACTACTGAGGTACAGAATACGGATATGGCAATTAAAAACTATATTCTGTCATTGGGTAAATTACAGGGAGTACAAGGTTCTATGGCTACCCAGATGAATGAGCTGGCTGGCTTGGAATCAAATTTAGGGGACCAGATAGATTCTATCTATAATAAGATAGGAAAGAAACTTGAACCGGCTATCAAATCCTTCATGGGAACTTTAGGACGTTTTATGGGGACAATATCAAAATCCCTTGATTCTTCTGGCGAAAAATTTGATGACCAGTTGAATAAGGTTGTTTCCCTGCAAAATGGGCTGCTCCCTTTGCTGAACCGATATGATGAATTGAAAACTAAAACAAGCTTAAGCGCACAAGAACAAGATGAATTAAACCAATTGATATCCCGTATCGCTCAAATAATACCAGGAGCTGTTACTGGCTTTGACAATTATGGAAGGGCTATATCTGTGAGTACTGATTATGCCCGTGAGTGGATAAAAACAGAAAAAGCCAGATTAGCCTATATCAATAAATCACAAATTGAAGAGCGCAAGAACGAAAAAAAGAACATTGAAGAAAGGATAAAGAGTCTGAAACGCCAAGAAAGTATAGGAAAAAGGCTTTATGGGGTTGATAAAGAAGGAAATGCAAAACATATTGCTGTTTATAGCGGGGGGATGGGATATGGACCTAATGCGGAACAAATAAACTCTAGAAAGATGACTGCGGATGAGCAGAACAAGTTCAAAGAGGAGATGAAGTCATTATATGAGGAGTTATCAGGAGTTGATGCGGAACTTTCTCGTTTGCAGGGAACTACTTTAGACGATATGATTAAAACTCAAACAGAGATGATTGAAAAACGTAAAAGTTTTAATGAGATGAATAAAGAATCTCTTTCCGCTTGGATTGATGATGAAAAGAATGCAACAAGTGAGTATTTGAACATGGCCAAGGAAATTTATAAAAACCGTTTTCCAGTAACTCCTATTGATCCTGATGCAGCGGAAGAAGAAGCTAAACGAAATGAAAAAATATTGAAGGAAGCATTACAGAAGCAGACAGAACTTTTTGAACAACAAAAAATAGAGTTAAAACAACGTTATTTGGCGCATAATGACGAACAACTACAGACTGAATCCCAGTTTAACAAGGCCATGGAAGATTTGACCTTGCAGGATCTTAATGCCCGTCTTAAAATAATGGGGTTGGAGGTCTCACAACGCCAACAGATTGAACAGCAAATTTTGGATATTCGTATAAAGGCACTTGAGGATTTTCGTCAGAGAAAACTTGCGATTGAAACAGAAGAAGAGCAACAGCGTGTGTCACTCAATAAAAAATCCATAGATGAAAATAAAGAGTGGCTTGATAAGCAGTTGGCAGATAGGCAGCAACATCATAATGATCAGGTAAAAATAATTAGTGACTCTTTGAAACAGCAAGTGGATCAGTATAAGGAATATGGAAGCCAAATGGGGGAATCATTAGGTAAAGTTTTGTCAGGGCAGGAAGACATGCTTTCCGCTTTTGGTAATACCATGATTGATATCCTTTTTGATGTCTTATCTCAAATTATAAATCAAAAAATTGCGGAAGCTACTGCTGTAGCCATTGCGGAACAGGCTAAAGCGGCAGCTATTAGTGCTGCCCAGCCGGATTCTGTTGCCACTTTTGGCGCGACTGCTGCTGCCCGAACCGCTATTATCAGTGGCTTGATCATGGCTGCTTTAACAGCTGCAAAAACAACATTAAAAGGTTTGCTTGCTAAAAAAGGCTCATCTACCACGTCGGGAACTACATCTCCGAATACATCATATACCCGTGTTCCCGGTAGGCAGTCCGGAGGATATATAGATGTCACTCGTGCCCAAGATGGAAAAGAGTTTCAGGCTGTCTATGATCCTAAACGTCGTGGATTTATAGACAAACCTACTGTCATAGTAGGAGAAGGTCCTGCCGGATCATCCAAGGAATGGGTAGCTAGCAATGAGGCGCTGAAGAATCCTACCATTGCACCCATATTGTCCATTCTTGATCAGGCACAACAGGCCGGAACTATTCGTACTTTGGACTTTAACAAATATCTTCAGGCAAGAACTGTAGGGAAACAAGATGGAGGACAGGTCTCACCAATAGGAAACACGCCTTCAATGGTATATGCTGATCCTGTTTTTATTCAATCTGTAAACAAATTGAATGATATTCTGTCCCGAATTGATAAAAACGGTGGAATACATGCATACACTATTTTATCTGAATTTGAAAAAAAACAAGAATTGAGGAATCGTTCTAGAAAAATTGGCTCAAAATGAAGATTATTAATACAAAATCGGGAAAAGCATATCAGCTTGTTCCTGAAACACAGCTTGAAATTGAAAAAACAAATCCTTTTTTTAACGATTATGGTGAGCAATCTCTGCCGGTAAGTTTGCCTGATAGTCCTTATAATCGTGATATTCTTAATTTCCCGAATGTTATACAAAGAAAGGAAAAAGTACAGTTGCTTGATGCCTCTATTCAGGACGGAGAATATTTTGTTCCATGTCGTCAGGCGATATTGAGTGTGTCCCCGTCTGAAAGCATTGAGACTTCGTTTTATATAAATGAAGGAAGTTTTTATAGCAAATTGGAAAATACTTATATTACAGATGTGTTTGCAGATGAAACAGTTGATGGGATTAATACATTGGATCAGGCCATATCTTATTTAAAACAGCTGAACACATCCGGAGGAGATGAAATGTTCTCTATTTTTCGCGTTAAAATTAATGATGATGATAATGACAATCCACGATATTTGAATGGTAATGATGGAAGGTCCTCTTTATTTTATAATGAAAATGATACAACTGAATATATTGATGGAAAGACAATATCTGTTACTCGCGGATTTTATATGACACCGTTCATTAAGGCTAATTATGTCCTTAAACGTTTGTTCGCTCATTTTGGATATACTCTTCTTGATAATTTCTTTACGAAAACGTATCCTTTCCCCGATATGGTTTTCATTAACAATGTTGCTGACGCAATTGTGACAGGAAAAATTCGTATTGATCAGCTGGTTCCCAAAGTAACTTGTAGTAAGATTCTGGATTTGTTTCGGCGTAAATTTTGTTGTGAGTTTATTACCGATGAAGTTAATCGAACTGTTGACGTTATAATGTTTAATGATTTAATGTCTGATAAGGCGGATGTGAATCTTTCGTCATCTTTGGTTGGGAAATTGAGAGTTGAATACCCGGATAAATATAAGCAGCTGATATTGGAAGCGAAAGATTCTGTTGATGGGACTATTGAAACTTTTGATTCTTTGGAACTGATTAAATCAAAATACCCAACTGCCATATTTAATGAACGGCAAGGATATTTTGTTCGCAACGGCTTTAAAATAAGTACTCGTTTGTCCAGTATGATAACACCTACCACTGAAATAGTGGCTGATTGTGGTCAGCGTTATTATGAAGGGGGTGAATTTGAGACATATAAAATCGAAGTTCCTGAATGTATACCTTCAGCTGGGATGTATATTGGTGAAGTGCAATATCTTAACTCTTCAATGAAAATCACCGGAACAGATACTGCTAATGAACCTTCAGAAACAGAAACAAATACGTCTTCTAATATGTATGTCATGCTTGCTTTTGCTCATAAAGAAGCGGATTGGAAGTTTACTGAAGGTTCTGTGAGTAATTATATATATAGAAGATCCGGACGTAATGAGATAAATTATAAGTTCTCAGACTTTGCTTTGGTGTATAATGGGCCTTATGGGATATTTGAAAAGTTTTATAAGGAATATGACAAGTTGTTACGTAATTCCATGCATACTGTTAAGGCGGATTTGTTGCTTACCCAGCACCAGAAGATGACTCTCTCATCTTTTAAAAAAATTGTAATACATGGTGCGGAATTATTGCCTAATAAGATAAACTATAATCTTGGGCTTAGAAATGATCCGATAGAGTCTGAATTATACACTACCCAGTTATATGAGCCTGTATCTTTGCCGAAAAGTATTGAAGATATATTTCCTTCTATGGATACGGGTTATAAATGGGTGGGCAAAACCTCTTATAAACTAATATCAGAAGATGAATATAATTCATCCCCATTTAAGGATGCAGAGATTTCTCCATTTTTCCCACCTCCACCTACTGCTGATTTGGTAGGGAAGAAAATGTATGTGTGCTATACGGCTGGTATATATATATCACAGAATTGGGCTTTATATACATTTTGGTTGGAAGCCGTTCCTAATGCAGATAATTGATTGTCCTTTCTATAGATTCATGGGTAAGTTATTTTTGTAATAAAAACAAAAGGCATGAATATTCTGAATCAACCTGCTGCTTTATCTCTGTCCGGTAACATTGAGAAGTTCCGCATCCAATCTGCGGAATCTTTCTCTTTTGTCTTGTCAAAAGGGAATACCAGACTATTGTCTTCTGTGTATACTCCCGGTACGGATGGTTATGTTACGATTGATATACGGGATATTGTAGAATCCCAATTATCTTTCTTAATGAAAGATATCACCACTCCCTATGAACAACCTGATCTGGCGGCTGATTTTACGGCTGTTATTGGCGACAAGAACATAACATTTCGTGTACTTCGTTGTGGGGTAGACCGTTTCTCTGGCTCTGCCGAAACTTTTTTGAAGGCTAATTTCCTAACTTGGCAGCCACAGGTGAAGAAAGTGACTTACTATTCTCCCGAATATCTGACATATTATGCTGTGATATCCTCCTATGTAAAGGTGAAGGCCTATTTTATAGACGATGAAGGCAAAGTGACTGAAGAGGTGAAACAACTGGCTACATTGGGAGAGAAACGGGCGTATACCATTCCTGTGCAATATGCTGTGATAATGGCACTATTTGAATCCCGCCTTCCTTCTTTTTATGATGTATGGGTGGAGGATGGATCAGGTAGCCGTCTTACTTATGTGCAGCGTTATGTGGCGGGCAATATCCTTTCCGAGCAGGAGCAATGGATACTTTTTGAAAACTCCTTGGGAGGTATGGATACGTTCCGGGCTTACGGACAGCTTGATTTTCTGGCAGAACATACTCATAATATTGCCGAGATAGATGATATATCTGAAGAATATAGGGTGGATACGGAACGTAAGTTCCAGAAGAATACCGGATATCTAGACAATCGTGAACGTCAATGGCTGGTTGATTTCCTTCCGTCGAAGCAGAAGTATATATATAATCAGACTTATTTGCGACGGATTGTAGTGATAGAGGACAATACATCCTATACGGACAAGGAGCTTCCTTCATCTTATACGTTTACTTACAGATATGCGGATGCCCGCCCGCTGCTCAATCTACAGCGAACAGATAGTCTTCCGGATAATCTGGATATCCATATACCTGATTTGAATTCTTTTACTATACCCCCTCGGTTAGTTGAATTTCCTTCGCAGCCCTTGTCCGAGGGGGTGTTGTTCCCCGTACAGCAACCGTTTTCGGAGAAATGGGCGACAACGAATATAGGTGCTATTTTTGCATATGTACTGAATAAGATAAGTACAGACTATGCTGAAGGTGGAGGTATTGGACACACTCATACGAATCTGGATCTGCTCCAGCTTATATCTTATGTGGACGAATATCTTTTGGTCAATGGTAAGAAAATTAAAGCAGGTTATGCAGATGGAATTGCCGGTAATACCTTTGCTGACCTTGTAACCTTTTTGAAAGGTTTCTTGGTGGGTAAGAATGGAAATGGTTGGACTGTATTGGAAGATGGTACGACACAAGCCGTTGTTGACCGCTTGTATGTAAAGATTAAGGCTGTCTTTGACGAGCTTGAAGTAAAGAAGAAGACGCATGTTGGTGGTGAACAGATCATATCTCCAGCCGGTATGAAGTGTGTCAGGGTGGAGGAACTTGATGAGAGCTACCGTTGTTTCTTTTTGTCGGAAATTGATGGAGTGGTAATCAATAACGAATTTACAATCGGTACATTAGCATTAGCCCAAGAATTTAACATCAAAGAAGGGACATCCCACAATGTATCCAACCGCTACTATTGGCGTGAGGTGACAGGTGTAGGATCTAACTATATTGACTTGAGCAAAACCAATGCCGACAAGAACAGTGATATTCCGGCTGCCGGTGATGATATCATCGGGCTTGGGCACTTGACGGATATCACCCGTCAGGCAGCTATAATCTTATCATCAGTAAACGAAACTTCGCCTTCTATCACTTTTTATCAAGGTATCAATACATTTTCTTTGGCGGGTAAAGAAGTTATCGGGCTGGGCTTTGACAAGTCTACCGGACACGCCTATATCAATGTGTATGGTGATGCCTATATCGGTGCCAAGGATGAGAGCACTTATATCCGTTATAGCCAGAAAGGCGGTGTGGATATCAAGGGTATGTTTCACATCGAGCAGGGGTCCACCGGATGGCGTAACATGGAAGGCTTGCCGGATGAGATACAGGCGGCTGCCGATCTGGCCCAAAAGGCTCAGGATGCGATAGACAATGCGGCTGTCGGAAGTGTCAATCTGTTGCGTAACTCCGGGTTTACCGGGGATTATGAAAGTGAGACATTGTCCTCTGATACTCAATTGTCTGCTGATACCGAATTATATAGCAAGCAATTAAAGCATTGGACGGGTGTGGCTACCGTATCCGCAGATAGTGCTGCCGGCTCCGGATACTCTGCCGCAATCGGTAGTTTGTCTCAGTCTGTATCATTAATTAAAGGAGAAAGTTATGTTATCAGTTATAAAGCAAAGGGTACGTCTGTGTCTGTTTCGTGTGGTGATTTCAGCACAACTCAGCCTCTTACGTCCTCTTATCAGAGATATACCCATAAGATCACCTTCAATGGCAGTGGTATATTTCTCATCAGTGGTACCGCAACCGTTTGTGACCTTCAGCTAGAGCGTGGAACTATCGCTACCGATTGGAGGCCTTCAATTCTTGACAATGACAAGTCTATGGCCGGATTTCAAGCAATTAACTATATTGCCAGTGCGATTAAGGATGGATCTGTGGATATCCTTGGCGGTTTGATACTAGCTAATATGGTCCAATTAGGCAACTACAAGGATGGTAAGATGCAGAAGGTCACAGCCGGAGTTAGCGGCATATACAATGACGATGATGATGTAGCATTTTGGGCAGGAGGAAAACTTGAACAGGCTATTAGAACCGTGATGAGGTTTCGAAATGATCCGAATTATCAACCTACCGATGAAGAATGGGAGAACATGGCGAATTTCGTTGTCGCTCATGGTGGTGATGTGTTCTTAAGAGGATATATCTATGCTTTGGGTGGTAAGTTCAGAGGTGTGGTTGAAGCCTTGGGCGGATTTTTCCGCGGAAAAGTAGAAACATCTGTTGACGGGAAACGCATTGTCATTGATCCGGATAAAAATACTCTTGAAATGTACACGACTGAAGGACATGCCACCTTGATATTAAGGTTCGACACATCATCAGACGGATGGGAGTATGGTGATTTGATTCTACGGAAATATGTAGGGGACCAATTGATACAAGAAACGACTGTATATCCGGAACGTATCAGAATACAGAATCATGTGGAAAATACGGATATTATTCTTACTCCCAATAACGTTTCTTTTTATGGTTCTAAAGGCGAAACTCTGTTGGTTGGGATGAAACCGGTATATGACGGGGGGGCTGTGTCTAAATATGTGGCAAATATTGAATGCAGTAATTGGCCGTCTAAAGATAACGTCAGCTCCGGGCAGGTATATGTGGAATATGAAACACTTGAAGGAATAGTGACAAATGGAGTGTTAAAGGTAAGAAAGTGATATGGAACTTAATAGTATTAATAAAACAGGTACTTGGAGTGAGGCGGTAGATCGTCTTAACAACAACTTCAGCAAGACCTCTACTGAAGTGGAGAAGGTCAAGCAGAACAGTGTCCGCAACAAGGGATTGTTTTCTACGGAAGAAGCATTGCATGCTGCTATCCCATCTCCAGTTGTGGGCGACTGGGCTGTCGTGGGGGATACCATACCCGGTCCTATATATGATTGCAAGATAAAGGGGAAATGGAGTCCTACAGGAACAACCGGAGGCGGTGGAAGTGTTGACCTTTCCGGCATCTTGACAGCCGAGGAGATAGACGATGTTACATCAATATTATAGTTATGAAAATTAATTACCAATCCGATTTTAAAATCATAGAGAAAGATTTGAATGGAGACATATCAACTCCCTTCCGGTTTACTTACTTCAATCCGTTCAAGGGAAAGTTCATAGCCTCCTTTGACGGACAAGAGTATGTGGGTTGCAGCCGTATGGAAGATGGCAGTCTGCTTGTCGCTTTTGACAACCCCGGTTTCTCTCCCGGCATGTTAAAGGTCAAACGGGAATACTTCATTTCTGATTCTGACTTTAGAGATGGAATCTGCAATCTTGTATCTATTGAAGATACAGGGATTGTGCTGACTACCGGCAAGACGGATGAGAGCACAGCAGAGATCATGCCCTATCCGGATTATGCCGCATACAATGCGGTGCAGAGCGTATCTCTGTCAGATCAGGAGTATGATGATGTGCTGAGTGATTTTAATAGTAAATAAATAATTACATAAAATAACAACAGTCCAAGTTCCGGCGGAACTTAGGCGAATAATAGAATACATTATGGTAAAAATGCACAAGTTGACGAAGGGCGGGCAAACCATTTACCCGGCTACTATCTATGATGCGGTGGTCAATCCCAAAACGCGTAAGAGTCTGGCTATAGAAATGTCGGGTTTAAATAAAGGAAGTGCCATTTCAACACAATTTGATACGGATTTTTCAAAAACCAGACTTGGCATCCCAAAAGAAAATAGAAGTACAGGAAAGATTTTAAGTTATAGGAATGGAGCAACTGGGGAACTCACTGTTGAAATGTATATGGGAACATCTATGGATGATCAATATTGGAGCGATGATTTATTCTGGTGTCCATTGCTGCCATCGACCAAATTTCCCTTTATCAATGTCACGGCAATAACCGGCAATAATTACAACACGCCCGATGCTGCTCGAAATGCTCTGCCGAATACTTACAATAAAAAAATCGGATTGGTTTTTACTTATAGAGATTTGACAAACAGATATAGGGTATATCTGTACAATTCTGAAACGAGTAATTATATACCGCTTGATTCTTACATGTACGATTCTGTCGTGTATAATTCAAACAAATCTAATACGAGGTTGTCGATAAGCAGTATTAACCGGAGAAAAGGATTTATCTTATCGTATCAAAACGAAGACAGGTTTACAATTGAAATATATAATTCTAATAATGTAGAGAATTCAAATTGGATAAATGACAAGAATTGGATCGAAGTATTAACAATTGACTCTCTTGAAGAGGTTAAAAACGACTTGATGACAGTACGACACATGTTGCAGGATGTGTCAATCAACAAGGTATATGATGAACTTTTGCTCACCAATAAGACAATAGATGGAGCCGGAAATATTGTAAATGGGAATGGGATTGTTATAGAAAGAATTGATATACCGGCAGGAGAAGAGTATATCTATACCAATGCATATTCGGTTTATTTTTATAGAGATAATGGCACGCTGCTTGGCACGGTTAATATGGGTGCTTCAACGGGAAAGAATATCTCAAAGAGAGAGATACCATCAGAAGCATCATATTGCAGGGCTTGGAATAATAACGCAAGAGATTTTTATTATCTATCATTCAATGAGAATTTTATTCCGCTTGAATTCGGTATAACACAGCTTCCTGAAACTTATTTAGATAAAAATCTGATAACAAATGATAATCTTATTGATGGTTATAACAATGTAAATGGATCGTTACAGTCAAACGAAGCTTATAATACTACACGATTGATCAGAATCGTTGACAACATAACATCTGTATTTACCAATGCATTTTCAGTCGCTGTGTATGCAACAGATGGTACGTGGATTGGGTATAGGGGCAGTCAAACAAAAACCTTTAGGGAAGTGATGACAGGCGAAAAAAATTGGGAATATATAATTTTTAATTTCAACAGTGTGGACCCCCCGTTTGTCTCGTTGAATTATTACCCTTGCAACCCGCAAAATGTGAGAAATGTAAAGTTAGATAGAGATGAAATAATCAATATGGCGTATAAAGGGAAGAAATTTTGTTCATTTGGAGACTCGATCGTAGAACTGATCTCGTGGCAGAAGTATGTGTGGAAATATCTTCAATTCTCAACACATTATTGCCGAGGTATCGGAGGCTCCAAGGTTACATCCATTTCCCCACAAACCAAGAAAGTGGACGAAAATGGCTACTATAATGCCGCTCATCCCGAAGAAGGAACTATCACTATACAGGATAATATGTGTGGTGACGGGCGAATAAATACTATTCCGACCGATACGGATGTATTAGTCATATATGCCTCCGCTAATGATATCACGGCAAATGCCCAAATCGGGGAGCTTGACGATCAGGACGAAAATCATTTAAAATACGCCTATGGGCTAATGTTGAGAAAGATTATCAAAAGATTGCCGGATGCCAAGATATTCGCTTGCATACCACATAATTTTTATAACTCTCATAATAATGCTGATTATCCTTATAAAAATAATATAGGATTAACGATACAAGATTACGGGAGTGTGATAAGAGAAGTATGTGCAATATATTCCGTCCCCGTAATTGATGTAAATGCATTAAGTGGAATATCAACACTTAATATCACAACGTATTTGCAGGATCAAGTACATCCAAATTCCGCAGGGGGGATGAAGATAGCTAACGTTGTTATTGATGCTTTAATTCAATATGTTCTCATGGATCTAACCAATCCTTACATCGAAGATACAAAAATGTAAAATTATGATAATTAAAAAGTTAATCACTAAAATAATGTTCCGTCTGTCTGTGGAGATACACCCAAATGCAGAATGGTTCTAGGGGTAAAGGGCTGATCTTGGTGTAGGTCAGCCCTTATGTATTATCGTTAGCGTTATTGTCGACTGTCTTTTTGTATTTAAATGTTAAATATTACACAATACAAGAAAATATATTGTGATTTGTTTTGCTATTATATCACAATGTAGTATATTTGCATTGTGATAATAAAACAACAAGTAATAACAAACAAAACATACAATTATGAAAAGTTACACATATCAAGAAATAGTAGAGAGATTTGGTGAAGAAATAGCTGATAAAGCTATATCTACTGGCGCAGAGCCTACAAGCTGTGTAGTTGATCCGCTACATGAAGGTCTAAGTCTGTGGGCTGAAGCCCCTATAGAGATTGATGGCTATAGGATACGCGCATATTACTACTTGACAGAAGAGGATGAACAGAATTTAGATTTTTTTGATTGGGAAGAGAAGGCAGAATTTGAGGTTGAAGAAATTTTTTGGTAATAAATATAAAGCTGGTGACAACAGATTAATTCAGTATCAAGATTATGAAAACTTTCAATTCATTAGATGCAGATTTTCGCAGAGCATTCAAACAGGCAGCAAAGCAAGGTATAGTTAAATTCACGGTTGAAGGAATTAAAGACGATCCCGATTCGATTTATCCGATGTTTGAAGTATCGAACAATCACGTTACTTACTATTCCGTGCAGAGACAAGAGAGTGTTTGTATAACTGACATGAAGATAAAGGCTGTTATCTACTAATTAGCATAAAGGGTAAACAATTATGACACGTAAAGATATTGATAACGAATTAGGATGGTGGGGTGACTCAATTAGAGAGACTCCCAATAGATATGCGTATATTAGGCAACATTGTTCTAATGATGTTTGCGATTTAAAGCCTATAACTTATGAGGTCTTGTGGTCTTTGTTACTGCATTCTGAAATGAATGACCTTTATTTCTATAATGAAAATCATGCGATAGACGAAACGTGTGTGTTTTATGAATTTTACAATGACCTTGGGTTTGAACTTCCAGAGGATAGAGATTTGGATATGAGTGACTATCCCCATGTTTGCATAGAGTTGAGCGATGAGAATGGATATGAGGGAGATGTTGATATTTTCATGCTGGAAGAATGGCCCGTTTCCGAAGATATGACGGATGAAGATAAAGAACGTTTTGACACGATACGAAAAAAATCTCCTATCACATTGGGGGATTTTGATCCACATGATTTACATACACTTTTCGACAAAGTAGTAAGGAAATAAAAAAAACAGAGGCGGATTTCTCCGCCTCTTCACTATACAGTGGCTGTATAGAAATACTAATTTGTGAGCAAATCACAATGACATTTCTAATGTCGTTTCAATCCACGCACCGAAGTGCGACTAACATCGTTGATGTCCGATGCAAAGGTGCAACTTTTTGAATTAACGAGCAACAAATTATAAATGTTATAAAATATATTAATTATGGCAAGAAGACGATCTATTACCCTAGATCAAGAGTCTAGGGTGTTGTCCCTATATAAGGACGGGATAGCTATCAAGGAGATAATGAAGGAAACAGATATAAAGTCTGAGCAAACGATATATAGGATATTGGACAGCAATGGTGTGCCCCGAAGACCGAAGGTTAATGGCGTGAAAAGGATACTTGTTATGATAGAGGAGGATGTGGCAGCTATCTTAGATAAGGAGCAATCGGTATCATTATATGTCAATGAGGCTATAAGATTCTATCACGGTAACCGGCATTAATTGTCAATTAATCCTTCATTGTATAAACTACAAAGAATCGCTACAAAGATAGATATTAGTTATGATAACATCAACCATGACAGCAGAAGAATTGCTTGACGAAATAAGAGCTGATTATCCAAACGTGCTCACTATCTCCGATGGCAAGGACGATAAGGTCATCCGGATAATCAAAAAATCCGTTCTGTTTCCGGTGCGTATCCACTCTTTTGTCACCACTGTGCGAAAAAACAAGTGGCTGATATTATGGGAGGCTCACAGCAAAAAAGAGATAGGAGACGATTGCCGTATCTCCTTCGTCTGCTACCACGATACCGGGCATGGCAAGTATGCCTATATGCCTACCTTTGTCAAAGGTAAAATGGTTCTTCTTGTGTTTCCTCCGCACATCTTTTCCCGATTTGCCGAGCGGATGGAAATTAACTTTGCAGGCACAAAACTGATGAAACGGTACTTCGAGATGAATAATAGTTATTCGTTTAACTTCTCGACCGAAGAAGTAGATGGTGGCCACCGTGAAAATGTGTTCGCCACCTGCCGGGAAGGCATTGCGATGGGATTCAAGGCTGTAGGGTTGGATGTCTTTCTCTTAAAAACTTTCATAACTTACGATATGTGCAAAGGCGAACAGATAGGAAATTTTGCAAAAAGTGAGGAGTTTCGCAGACTAGTACATGAAGAAATGAGGATTTAA